TTGGATAAGAGCACACCGAGGGGCAAGCTGCGAGACGACATTGAGCGCGTCAAAGCCCGCATCCGCGCCAAGGTGGAGCACCCGTTTCGCATCATCAAGCGCCAGTTCGGCCACATGAAGGTGCGCTACCGTGGCTTGATGAAGAACACGCAGCAACTGCAGACGCTGTTTGCCTTGAGCAATCTGTGGATGATGCGCCATCGACTGCAGCCGGGCGCCAAAGGATGAGTGCGCCTTCGCCGACGCGAAACGCGGGCGACAACGCCGGTGATGATGCCGAAGCCGGTGCCGAATTCTGGCCGAAGCGCTCATCAAATTCATCTTGTCACGCTCACACTGTCGGCACGAACCTGCTGACGTCGTTTTGAACACCATCCTTAGAAGGAATAGTCCACTGCGTACAGAGCCAACTGGGGACTCGATCCGCCCGTGACAGTCCAGCTAACATAAAGCGTCTGAGCCGTAACTAGCGGGAAGGTAGCGGTATTCACCGTTTGCTGCAGTCCGGCGACCCCGGCATTGAAGCTGACGGAACCGATCCCGCTCGACGCGTTCGATGTGCCTGCCGCCCCCAAGCTATACGAGGATGCAGCAGTCGCCGATTGCTGGTTGAACATCACCGTGGCGTTCTTGGCGTTTGGCGGAACGACGGTGGCCAGCGACACCAACGTGTTCGTCAGCGCACTCGTGAAGGTTCCGAACAGGACTTGGCTGAGCGACACACGGCGATCCAGCAGGCAGCAGACAACGAACTGGCTACCGGCATTCGTCGGAATCACGCCAATCAGCGCAGACGCTGTATAGCCCGCCGGCATGTTCCCGCCGGCATACACCTCCGCCTGCAATCCGGCAGTGGCGTTCTTCGCCAACAGCGCAGTTGCGCCAGTCGTCGGATTGTAGATCGCATACAAGGCCACGTAGCCGCTTGCCGGGGCCGTGCCGGTATCCATACCACCGGCGCCGGTGGTGGCCAGGTTAATTGGCTTGCTGAAGCTGGAAAGGCAATAGCGAACGCCACCGAGCGCAGTTTCGACAATGATTTCGTCAGCAGTCAGTGTCGCCGTCGCAGAAGCTGCCGTGACCGACATTTTCACGTTGCGGGCCTGACCAACTACGCCAGCGACCTGCCCAATCTGCGCCGCATGGTTGCTCTGCGTCCCGGGTGCAACTTGGAGAGCTCCGCCGGTGCATTCGAGCAGCACAAACGAGCTGATGTCCGCGCGCCAGATCGCCGAGGCTTTGCCGTTGGCGACCATCTCGCCGCCCTGCAGCGCGGAATGCGCGCCACCGATCAGCGGCTGCGCCCCCAGGCCGTTCACGTTCAACGTCGAGGCCCCGGTGTTGGCCGTCTTCGCCTTGAACCACAGCACCATGCCGTCGGTCAGCGCGGTGATGGCGGGCGTATAGCTGACGGCATAGGCGTTGGCCGCGCCGGTGTCCACCCCGGTGATAAGGCCGCTTTGTTGGACCGCGTGCAGCAGGTCAGCCGGCAGGATCGGCGCGTTCGCCGCCTGGGCGATGTTCGCCGACGTGATGGCGGTCTGGCCGTTGGCGACGGTCACCACCCACAGGCCGGTGTAGCCCGCGTCCGGGGCCGGGGTCACCTGGCTGCCGGTGGCGGCCGAGACACCGGCCTTTGCCGTGATATTGGCGATGCCCTTGCGCACGGTCGCTTGTTGAGCGCCAGACCCGCCCGGGCCGGCCCACGCCTGCGTGGGATTGCTGGCGTTGTAGTACGGCAGCGTGATCAGGCCGGCGTCCGTATCGAGATAAGCCACCTGGATCAGGTAATTCACGCTCTGGCCGGCGGTGGCCGGCGCCGGGCAGCTCAACGTTACGGGGTCGAGCGAGATGCCCTGCTTCAGGATGCTGTGGGCGGTGTCGGCCGGCAGCGAGGAATAGGCTGTGGCGTCGATGTTGGCCAGGCTGTAAACCTCGCCGGAATTCACGACCACCTGCAGCGACGCCGGGCCGGTCGGCACGCAGCCGAGGCCGTTGACGACCGTTGCGGTCCCCAGCATCGCGGCGGACAGCTTGGCGATGGCGATCATCGCGTATTTGTTCGTGTTCAGCAGGTCCGTCTCAAGGGGGATCTGCCCGGGATAGACAATCTGGCGGTCCATTTAGGCTCCGGAAATGAAAAGGCCCGCGCGACGCGGGCTGTGAATGATCTGATGTCTGTGATCTTGAGATGCTAGGGCGCTCAAAGTATCCCCCTTCGTAGGGGAGCGATTTCCGGACAATCGGCGCACTATACCTGCCGCCAATCTGGCTCCGGATTCGATAGCCTCAGTTGCTGATATGACCCAACTCGCCTGCCTCTTCGCTTTCCAGTTGCTCTGGTTTTTCCCTCTTCGCCGAATCTTTGCGCGGACGCACCTACCCACGTCGATTGCCTTCCTCGCAATCATTCCGGCCGTAGGTCCGCTAATCTGTGCGTGGATCCTGGCGATACGACCCTGGCCCATTAGGCGACGAGTGGCTGATTCATATAGGTGAGCAGCCGGTGGTCAGCGCCCGGCGAGCTGCCTGCCATTGTTGGCGCTACAGATTCCCCCGTCTTGGGGGATTGTCCTGCGGTTGCATCGACGCAAAATACCGGCGGCCCGTTAGATTGGGACTTGCTAGCCCTTCCCACCGAACTTCTCCGTCACAAGGACCTTGCAGTGATGCACGTGAACAGCTGCTCAACCGCGACTCCGCAAACACAGCCCACGGCACAGCAGCTAGCCGAGCGACGAATCCGAGCGCTCGCAGATCTGCTAGAGGAGGCCATCAAGAGCAGCCCTCCACCGAAAACGCCGGGCGCAAAAAGAAACTGCGCGAGCGCCTCACCGACTCACGCCCACACCCGATAAGGCGTTCCCGGCTCCGGCGTGACGACAATGCTGCCCAGCGCCGCCGTCTCTCCGACTGTCAACTCGCGCTCCAGCCGCATGTTCACGTGCCAGCCGGGCACGGCCGTCGGCGGCGTGATCAGGTTGCCGTCGGCGTCCCAGGTGCCGCCCTGGTAGATCGTGCCAATGCTCGATAGGTTGACGCCGTCGGCGGGCGCGCGCTGCGCAACGCCGTCCGCGTCGGTGTATTCGACCGTCAGGCCGGCGGCCAGCAGCGCGGCGCGCGTAGTGTCGCGGTCCACACCGCGCAGGTAGTAGTCGTGGAACATGGTCACCTCACGTGGTCAGGGACTGGAGCTCGGCGTTGGTCATCCGGCGCGGGTAGTAGCGGACATTGCGCAGCCAGCTATTGAGCGCCTCACTGCCGACGCCTTGATTTGTCCCGCCAAGCCGAAGTGCATTCACGGACGGCACGCCAGAGAGCGCCCACGGTACGGCAGCGGCGCCATTCATCGAGGCCGCGAAGTCGTTTGCCCTGTAGGCAAATGCGAGCTTGCACACTGCCCCTACCGCTGGCGCAGCCCCCACCGAGAAGGATTGCGCCGTCCCGCCGATCGCGGCGAGTATCCGGGCATTTCCGCCTGTAAAGTAGGCGACCATTCGATTTGAGATTGACCCATCGTGCAATGCCACGATGCCGGCCGCTCCGACGGTGGCCACCCCCGAAGGAACAAGTACCTCCGCGTATATCGTTCCCTCACTCGGATTGAAACCGATCTTGGTCAGGTCTGTGATGGCCGCGCTGTCGGCGGCGCGGGTGGCTTGCGCGGTGGTAGTGGGAACGTAGCTGGTAGCGAAAGCACCGACTTCCATTTGCGCACCCCACAAATACAAGCCTGATGCACCGTCGCCGGTATAAGTCGGGGGCGCCGTACCGGAGAATGTCGGAGTATCACCCACATACAACCGTTGAGATCCGGCGAGCGTCGCAATACACGTTTGCGTCACCGAGCAGCGGTACCACCCGTTACCCATCGGCAAAATCGAGGCGGAATAGCCATTGAAGTTGGCATTGGCCGTGCCGACATTATTTACCGCGCCTGTTAGCAGGTTGAAATTAGCCCCCACATAGCCGCTGTAGTTGAGCTGCAGCAATGCCCGTTCGCCGGCTCTCGCATAAACGCTAGTTGTGTACGTGGTTCCGGAGGTGACACCAATCGCTTGCGTAAGCTGGTGCGGTGCTGCGCTGGTATCCTCGACAAACTTGTCTGCCGTAGTGGTCCCAGACGGAGATGCAGCAACATTCGCGGACACGCTCGCGGTGACCTTTCCCCAAGTTACAGCATCAAACGCCTCAGACTGCAAGAGCAGATTCGTCCGTAGCTCTTCCACCAGCAGCCCACGCGCCGCCAGCGTGATCGGGTCATAGTCCAGGCTCGGCGCGTTGGCCGCATCCTGCACCAGCACGCCACCGCTGCTAAATCGCCAGCGGGCCGACGCCCGCGTGAAGGTGATCAGGTCGGCAAAATTTCGATTAAAAAGCATCCTTCATCCCTTCGCTTTGAACACGCTAGTGGTGCCATACGGCCACGCCGGATCGTCGGACCACGTCCGGTACACATCGGCCACGAAATCGAGCTGCGCAGTCGGCTCGTTGAGCGCCAGGAAGTCCAGCGACAGCGTTCCCAGCCGGAGGTCATCACCGTCGTAGCGGCCCGAGCGCTTACGGCAGAGCACCGACAGTCCCAGGCCGAGCTTCATAGGCCCACCAGATCGAGCGCAGTCGTCCCCGTCGCGTTCACCCGCAGCGCCCGGATAGGCAGCGTCTCGCCGGACGGACAGTTCTTGAAGGTCACAGGCATGCCATCGCGGCGAATCGCCACGACATCGCCACCTGTGCCGACACGGATGCTGTTCGCTGGCCGCGCGAAGTTGTTGGCCGCGCTGTCGCTTGGCGTGATCACGAAATAGTCGAACGATGGATCGCTGACGCTGGGCGGAAGATTTTGGTACGGATCAGGCATGGCCTACTCCACGTTAGATGGACTGGTAGATCTGGTTGGCGAAGTCGAGGACCATCGTCGGCCCGGTAATCCCGGGAATCACCGGCGGCGGCGCGGGCAGGCTCTGCACGATGCTGGTCCACACGATGGTAGCCACCGGCTTGACGCTATTGATCGCTGCGTAAATATCCGCATCGGTCACGCCGCCCTGGATCATCGAGAGCGCTGCGTACGAGGCGCGGGACGGCTGCCCATACCCGCCTGTGGAGATCCCGTAGCCCGCCACAAGAGGAATGCCGGTGCCAGCCGGTCGGTAGGCCGTCACGAAGGCCTGGAATGGCATCAGCATCGAGCCGTAGGCCCCCGCCACGCCGTACCCGATCAGCGGGCCGCCATACACCCCGGTGTCCGCCGGCCGCGTCGGCTCAATCACCACCGGTGTGCGGCCTGTCAGGTCCTGCAGCACCCGGATTAGCCCCGCGCGGGTCGCCCGCTCGCGGAACAGGTTGATCAGGATCCGCGCACGGAACGAGTCGTCCGACTGGTTCGCCGCGCGCAGCAGCGCCGAGCCGAAGAAGTCGGCAGCGATCATGTCGAGCCAGCCTTCTGTGGCGGACTTGATGCGCGTTTGTAGGCGGGCGTAGCTGAGCAGGCTGTAGATGAAGGCGCCGGTGTAGGCCAGGCCCTGCAGCAGGCCGGTGATGACCGGGGATTGGCTCTCATCGGGGAACCAGCGCGGCAGGTAGCCCCGCAGCCGGCGGTAGACATCGTTTTGATCGCCGACTGCCATTTATGCCACCGAGATCGTAGCGGCCTTGACGGTCTGTTTGGCCGTGGCCACCAGGTCAGCCGTGCTGCCGTTCAGAGTAACGCCCGTCACGTTGGTGACCCCTGGCGACGCATCGTAGGCCACCTGTGCCAGGCGGCTATAGGGCAGCGTCATGGTCTGCGCCACCGGGTCGCGCGGCAGCGCGTTGATGAAGTTCGTCAACGCCGTGTTGACGAGCTGCCGCGTAGCGGCGCCGTCGTAGCCCGCGCCGATCGTGCAGGTCATTGCCACCGAGGCATTCAACAGTGCCGGCGCGAACACGCCGAAGCTGCTGCACAGCGGACGGACTGCGTCGATCGCGTTCGCCACGGTGGCCAGAAACGTACTGCCGGGCGCGCCGGTGCCATCATCCACCACCACATAGAAGTAGCCCATCTGCACCGCGCCGGCGTAGGTCTGGTTCTCCACCAGTGCGTACGTGACGCCCTGCTTGAGGGACGTGATGGCGTAGCCCACGGCATCCTTCGTGGCCTTGGACAGGCTGCGGATGTAGGCGATGAAGCGCGTGCGCAAGGCTGGGTCCGACTCAGCGTCAGCGCCGTTGGCAAAGCTGGCACCGTTCGTGACGGTATCCACGCCCGAAATCGCCCCGGCGATCACCGAGACCGCACCGATCACAGCGTTGCCGGCCGCGCCGGCCACCACCGCCAGGACGGGCACACTCACGCTAGGCGTGCCCGCCACCAACACATAGCCGCCCAGCGTGGCGCTGTAGGCCGGATTGGTGGTGTCGGCGACGACTGCGTACTGCTGCGTGCCGTCGCCCGTCTGGACGGTGGCGCCGACCGGTACCACGGCTTGCTGCGTCGCGGTGAAGCGAGAAAACGTGACTTGCCCGGTCGCGTATGTGGCCGGCAGCCGGCTCACGCCGAAGTCGGCCACCCAGCTGTCCAGGTCGGCACCGCTGGACGTGGCCGCGCGCGTGATCGCCAGGACCTGCATGATCAGGCTTTCGAGCCAGACCGTCACCGCGGCGTTCGCCTCCACAACCGCACGCAGGATCGACCCGATCGTGAGATCGAGCAGGACGCTCGCATAGCCCTGAATGGCCGTCACGCTCTCGCGCACCAGCGTGGTGAAGTCCTTCGTGGAAATGGCCATGTCAGCGGTTCACGTCAAAGCTGAGGGTTACCGGCTTGCGCGTGGTCGCGCTGGTGTACCGGACGGTGACGGCGAAGCCGGAATTGATCTGGTGCAGGTCCACCTCGGGCTCGGGCTGCCGGGCAACTGCGTCTTCCATCAGGACCTGGCTGCGGATGAGCGCGCGCAGCCCAGGCAGATCGGCGTTCTGTCCGATCTTGGCCGGCAGGCCAGCACCGTATTCCGGGTGGAAGATGTACTCACCCGGGTTGGTGACCAATCGGCGCACGATGCGCTGCTGCGTGCGCGTGTCAGTGCTGGCGTGCCCGAGATCGCCGGTCGGCGAGACACCAAGGTCGTTCCCGACCCAGTGGTCGATGTCGTTGAGAAGCTGCGGGGTCATACCGGTGTGCCTGTGTTGGCGCCGCCGTTGCCGTTGCTATGGCGGTGCGTGCTGCCGATGTCGACGCCGTTGTTGTGGATGGTGCCAGTGGTGTCCAGGTTGCCGGTCACCGTCGAGGTGGCACCTGAACCGTTGTCCCCCGAGATGGCCATGCCGCCCTGCCCGGTGATGGTCTGCGTTACCTGCAGCGTGTTGTCAATCTGCACGGGCCCGACGAAGTGATGCAGCTGGGCGGTGTACTTGGCCGTGGTCTGTGCCACCACCTCGACGGTGCCGTCGTTCTTGAATCGAAGCGCCGACCCGGACTGGTGCACGATCCAGAACTCGCCAGACGGCGCGCCGGGCGGCCTCGCCGCATCGCTGTACAGCCGCCCGCACACGTAGCCAGTCTCAATTTCGCCCCCAAAGAACTTCACCTCGACCTGGTCGCCAGGACTGGGCGGCGCGTCCAGTCCCCAGGTATTGCCGACCCATGGCGAGGCGACGGGCAGCCAGCCTGTCAGGGTGCGATCGGGGAAGTCCGGGTCGGCGGGTTCCAGGCGGACCCTTGCTGAAGCGTTACTGGGGTCGTAGCTGGTGACGATGCCGACGCAGCATTCTGCCCGCCCGGCCTGCGCCAGCTCGGCAGCAAGGGCCATCTGGTTGCGAAAGCGCTGCATCATAGGGGTGGCACCGAGTCGGGGTTGTGGTTTTTTGCAGAGACGTCCATCACGTAGCCGTCTTCCAGGCTCATCTGGCGCGTGATGCCATCCACGTAGTAGTCCTGATCGAAGGCGGTCCCGGTGCCGGTCAAGCGCACCAGGGTGGTCTGCGTCAGCACGTTGTCGGCCGGCAGCCGCGCGCGCAACTTCATCTCGTGCTGCGTGATCTCGCGGTGCATCCGCTGCGCGAACGTGTTGGCCCGGTCCTGATCCATGCCGCCGCGATTGAACGTGTAGATTTGCTGGTTTCCGAAGGGCGACGCCTTGCCCGGCTGGATCGTCTTCCCCCGGCTGGGGTAGTACGCCGTGATCCTGTTGCTCGGTTTCAGGTGCCAGGACCGCACCACCACAGTGACGCCCTTCGCGACCGTCAGACTGCGGGACAAACGCAGATCCCGCACGTTGGCCGACGGGTTCCCCTGGTCGTCCACGACCCAGCGCAGCTCATAGACGTTGGAAGGCCCACCCACTGGCGCGGACGAGATGCCGCTGAGCTGCTCGTTCAGGTCGTGGTAGCGCTTCTTGTACAGCCCGCGTGCCCTATCCAGGGTTGCCGTCGCCTCTGCCACCTTGGCGAGCCCCGTCTGCTGCGCGGCTGCGGCCGCCGCGTCGTCGCCGGCGGCTACCGCGGCATCCTTCGCATCGGAGTCGGCCAAGGCCGCCTTGTTCAGGGCCTTCGCCTTCTCCTGCTCGGCCCGCCATGCCGCCGACACCTCGTCGAACTCCTTCTGCAGGGCAGCCTTGTCCACTGGCACCACTGGCAGCGTGTCTTCCTGTCGTGGCTCGAAATGCAGTTCCTGCCCCTTGACGTAGCAGATGAACCCCTCTTCCGACGCCAGCCATGTGAGCAAGTCCCACTCGCTGCGCTGGTCGACCATCCGCACGTGGTCATAGGCATACAGGCTGCCGGCCTTTGTCGTGGTCGCCGTCACGACTGGCGTCAGGCCGTGCGCCTGTGCCAGCTGGATGGCGATCTCCGACGAAGTCAGGTTCTGGTACTGCATCGACGTCTTGGCGTCGATGAATGCCGCCGTCAGGTCGCGCCCGGTCAGCACCAGTGTGGTAGCGACCGGGTCATAGTCAATGTCATCCACCCGTCCATAAATAAGGCTTTGCAGGTCGGACTCGCTGAAGTTGGACGGATCACCCGGGAAGCCGGCAAAGATCTCGACGAACGCTTCTTTCTGCGCCGCAAACCACGCCGCGTTGGTCTCGGCGGGCAGCGCGGTCACCGCGAACAACACGCGGAACGTGTCGGCCTGGTAGAACGTGTTGTTGTCCACCGACCAGTCGATCCAGGCATCCACGCGCACGCCGGCGACCTTGACGATACCGCGCGGCTGCCGGGAAGCAGGCTGCACAGGGAGTTCGTTCAGGCTCATGAGTTCACCAGTCCGCCAACCTGGTCCTTGGAAGGCGGAATCGTCACCGTCTGGACCGAGGGAGGCAGTTGCGGATCGCCGCCGAGTTGCGGATTGGCCTTCGCCAGCCCTGTCCAGGCCATGGCGTCGCCCCATTCTTTGGCGGCCATGTCCATCAGGTTGCCGCCGGCTACAGTGACCTGCTTCGCGCTGGCGTAGATCGATCCGACGTTCAACTGCACCCGCCCCATGACGCGATCGAGTTGGATCAGCGCCGGCAGCTGCTGCGCCGCCAGGATCTGGCCCGAAATCGTCTGCACCTGGCGTGCAATGGGGTTGTTCGGCAGGATGCCGCCCAGCGTCGTCACGTTGACCAGCGTGTTGTTCACCTGCGCTACGATGCTCTGCGCCTCATTGCGCAGCGCAGCGATCGGCTGCAGCACACTATTTAATGTGGACTGCGCCGCGTTGGCGAAGCTCGACACGTTGCTGACGGCGTTCTTCACGGTGCCCATGATGCTCGACAGCGAGATATTGCCGATGCCCGAGACCAGGCTGTCGGCCGAGGCGATATCGCCGTTGATCAGGCTGTCAATGCTGGGACCGCCCTTGCCGGCGGTGGAGAGTGTGAGGTCTTCCACCACCTCGCAAGTGATGTGGTAGGGGATCTGGTAGAAGCGCTCGAAGTCCGCCCGGAATTCCCGGACCAGCACGGCGTACACCAGCTCAGACCATTTGAGGACCACGGGCGCCCCTGCCACCCGCATCCCATCGAGCGCCCGCGCGCGCGCCAACGCCTTCGGACCGCGCAACCAGCCCGACCACTCGGGCGGCCCAGAGAACGCACCCATGGCGTCCACGACCTTCACGCCGCCCACCAGACGGTGGACCGCCAGTTGCTGCTCGCCGCCAAACGGGATCTTCTCGGGGACCTCTTCGCGATCAAACTGGAAGTCGCCAAGTTGCATGACAAAGTCGGTCATGGCTTATCTCAGTGCTGGCGGGCGCATGCCCATGCCGGTGTCGAAGGTGCCGGGGCCGGTCTGGGGTCGAGCAAGGTCCCGGGCCTGGTGGAACGATGTCGCCTCGGCCAGAACGCGGCCATCCAGCTTGATGGTGGTATTCACCTGTGCCAGGTTCGAGGAGGCGCCAGCCACCGGATCGGCCTTGGAAAGGTCACCCTTGCCAGCGCCTGGCGTCGGATCGCCCGAAAGTAACGCCTTGCCGGTCCGCCAGGCCCACCCGAGCGGCCCGCCCGTGCCGATGGCACGCGGATCAAGAGAGAACGGACTGCCCGCGGCCTGAAGCTTCTCGCTCAGCCCGGCGTTCCTCTGCCCCCAGTCGTTCACCGAACGGAAGAACTCGGCGCCCGTGTTCAGCAGCTTGGTGACCGTGGGCAGAACGCCTTTCCCCATCTCGGCCTTCATGGATGTCCAAGCGGCAATGAAGTCGGCCTCGGCCCCTGGCGCGGTCTTCTTGAACTCGTCGATGGTGCCCTCGACGCCCTTAGCGTTCTTCACCAGCTTCGCATCGCGCAGTGCCTGCGCCTGCTGCGTCGTGAAGTTGGCGCCCATGTTCGACCCCTGCCGGTTCGAAAGAATTTGGTTCACGAAGGCGATCACCTCGGAATCGGATTTGGCGCCGGCCTTCTTCGCCGCACCAGTGGCGTAGGTCATCAGCCATTGCGCAGGATCCTCGCGCAGCATCTTCTCGTCGACGATGTTCTTCAGCGCCATCGACTTGACGGTCTTGCCACCCACGCTGCCGCTAGTCACCTCGGTGAGCTCGGCCAGGCCGGCGTCAGCGAGCGCCGCCATGGTCTTCTTCGGCGTGCGCCCGGCGACCAAGTTCTGATACATCGACATCAGCGCCGTACCGGTGCGGGAACCGCCCTGCTCTTGGGCCAGCGTGGCCAAATTCATGATCCCCTGGTCACTCAGCCCCTTGAACGCCGCGCCGCCTGTCTTGGCCATGGACTCAAGGTCGGTGAACTTGAGCGCACCGCCAGAGCCGGTCACCATGCGCTGGGCCAGATCCAGCCCGCGCATGAACTCTTCCTTGTTGTTGGTCAGGCCGCGCATGTCGTTGAAGCGCATGACCGCGCGCACAGAACCCTCATCCAGGGCGCCAACCTTGCCGCTGAACAGGCCGGAATTGGCAGCGTTCAGCGCGGCCAGCGTCGGCGCGACTTGCTTGGCAAGGTCCAGATTGCCGAACATGCCCACAGATTCCCTCAGGGTCTCCATCAGCGTGGCGCTGGACGTGCCGAACACCTTGGTGCCGCGGGCGAACTTGTCCGCGTCTTTGTTGATCTCGTCGCCCAGGTTCATGGTCTTGAACCGAGAGGCGGCCAGCTGGTATTCCTTGCCGGCGTCGTACAGGGCCTTGGTCACATACAGGCCCGCGAAACCGGCCGCTACAGGCGCCAACGCGCCGCCGGGCAGTCCCATGCCGACCGCGCCCACACCGAAGCCGCCCGAGCCGACATGCACGTTGCCACCGTGGCCGCCAAAACCTCCGCCACCACCGGCCGCAGCGCCGCCGCCTCGGCGCCCCGGGACAGGGATGAACCCGCCGGGGCCCGGCAGGCCAGGCGGGCGCTGCCCGCCACCCGCACCACCGCCAAGATGGCCCATGAAAGACGACCGAGATGCAGCCATGCCTGCCATATGGATGGCATGGATGTTCCTGGCCAGTTGCGCAGACTCGGCATTGGCGCGCACCATCTCGGCTTCAATTCCGAGGCTGGCCGGAACTGCACGTCGGATGCGCCGCAAATTCCGCTCGACTAGCAGCGCGTTGCCGCCGACGCCCCTGAGGCCCCCCTCCAGCTGCCTTGTCGCCGTGACAAGGTTCCGCACCCCGGCGGCTTCCACCCCCATCTTCTGTAGGCGCTTGTTGACCTGCAAGGCCAGCGCGTCGACCTTCTTGAACTCGGCCGCCAGCTTCAGCAACTGCGGCGCGATCAGGTCGTTCAGGACCAGGGTGGTGCCGATCTTATAAACGTCGATCATGGTGCCCTATACTCATCATTCCAGAGTCCGTTGCCGAACCCATGCGCCCGCTGAAGATCCGCATTCACGAATGGCTTGCCGACCACATTTCGTGGGTGCAGTACCCAGAGTTGGATATCCCGGAACTTCCGACGCCGCAGCAGCGCATGGCCACGCTGAACCGACGCGCACTCTGGATTAGCGCAGCGATCTTTCTGGTAACGGTTGGCGGCGGCGCCGTCGGCGGCGCGATTTCTGGCCTACTTGAGCCGCGGGTTGCGCCAGCTCCGGCCCGCCAGCCAAGCAGCGACAGTCCGGCCAAACCGCGCCTGAATGTCTTTACCGGCACGGATAGCAGCCGGGCCTAGCACCGCACGCGGGGGAATCGTCCGAGTCCCGAGCTCGTGCCAGACCATCTTCTGGTCATTCGAGCCCACCGCCGCCTCGTTGCCGATCACAGTCGTCTCGATGCTGTCGCGCATCTGCCCATTGCGAAGCAACGGCGCGTCAACGGGATAGCCCTTCCGGATCTTGTCGAACTCGGTTTCAGCGGTCAGCTCTTCCCACTTCGCGAACGGGCCGACGGCCGGCTGGTAGTGGGCGATCTCCGACCTGGCGATCTTCTGGATCAGCTCCGCGCCCTTCTCCGTCATGTGGTGCGTGACGGCGGGGGCCTCGGCGGCAAGTGCCGTCAAGTGATTAGCGAAGTCGGCCATGCTGCGGAATGTCTTCATGCCCGCTCCCTGAAGGCCATCGTTTCCCAGTCGAACGACCTGCCTTCAAACTCGCTCATCACCACGCAGGCGGCGAAGCGCTCTTCAGCCGTGTAGGAAAAGGCCACGTCGTAAGGCACGCCATTCTTGATCAACCACATGGCCTGCCTGAACGCCGGGGCCCTTGCTATTTTTTTGCGGCGTCCGCGCCCCCGCCGGCGGCAGCGCCATCGATCCTGGCCATGCCCTGCTGCACGGCCACCATACCGGCCTCGTCCAGGCGCTGGATCAGCGCTTCGAGCTCCAGCTTGCTGGTGGGCGGCAGAACCGGCTCGCCATCGATCGCGGCCACATACAGCACCGGCAGGCACATGTACCGGTAGACGCTGTTCTCTGCCGCCTCGGGCCCCATGGCCTCGACCAGGCGGAATTGCGCCAGGATGCCGGGCTTCTTGAGGGTGATCTGGCGCCCTGTCGAATCGGACACCGTGGTTTCCGCCGCGGCGCGCGCGACGACTTCTTCGGAGGGGCGAAGGGTAACGGTTGGGGTGCTCATGAGTTCAGGCGATCCGTTTGCGGCGCGAGGCCATGAAGGTTAGGGAGAGCTTGACCGAGGCGTCTCCAGCGGCCTCGCCGCCATCGTCGAGCGACAGCACGACCCCGTCGTAGCGCCACTGCGAAATGGCACCACTCGGCTCCGAGACGGTCTCGTAGATCTGGCACGGCTGCTCGTTGATGCCCGAGTAGTAGTCCGTTTCAAGCTGATCGAAGTACGACTCGATCTCCGGGCCGGCGCGGTTGATGCCAAACGAGCCGGACCAGCCGTCGAAGAAACGCAGATGCTGCGAGAGGCCTGTGATCAGCTTCACGCGTTCCTGCGTGGTGTCCTGCTTCTTCCGGAAGGAGGTCAGCTTCGGGATCGGCAGTGGACCGGTCGGGGTCTGGATGACCAGCGTGGTATCGCGCCCGACGGAAAGCCCTTGTTGCGGCATGTTGTCCTCCAAAAAGAGAAAAGCCCGAAAAACCGGGCGGTGTTATCGGGGGCCTACTGCACGATCACCGTGGTCTGGCCGCCCTGCAGGTTGACCAGGAAGTTGCGGACGACCGCCATGTAGCGCGCCTGGACGTTTGCCTGCATCCAGCCCGCGCGGATACGCGCGTCGGGATTGTTGGTCCTGTCGAGCACGACCTTGTAGGCATCGATCATTTTTGGCCTCACGTCTGCCATGTTCGACATGAACTGATCCAGGCCGGCAAACGCGTTCGAACGGGTATCGTCCTCGTCGTCGAAGCCTTGCAGCTCACCGGTGAACTTCCCGCCCCAGGCATCGATGCTGTACGCGATGTAGTTCGTCAGGCGCGTGTAGCTGTCTTCGCGCAATGCCTGGTCGCTGCTCGAATTCAGGCCCAGCACGAACGAGAAGTACTTGCCGCCCGGGGACGGGTTCGTCAGCACGTCGATGCCGGCCTGCACCAGCTGCAGCAGCTCGGCGGTCGAGTAGGGCTGGTTGTTGTAGGTCCGCTGGGTAGCGACGATGCCCTGCAACTGCTTGTTCAGCGTGCTCTTCTCGGGCGACTGGTTGACCATCAGGCCCAGCGCGAACGCTTGCGGCGAGATGAGGCGCACTTGGTTGATGGTCGTGTCGTTCACGTACACCCAGTCGCCGAAGATCACCTTGCCCGCGTAAGTGTCGATGCCGGCAGTTCCCTTCGTCGTCGCCGCATTGGCGATGGTGTCGCCTGCCGGCCCGACCATCTGCATGTAGGAACCCTCGCCCAGGCCATAGGCAACCTGCGTCGACCAAGTGGTCGAGTCGTCGCAGTCGGTCAGCGCAATCACGCTGGCGCCGGACTTGCGCAGGGCGTACATGCCCTTGCGGGGTGCCGTGTCGGTGCCCAGCAGCATCGAACCGGTGATGGAGGTCGCCCCGTCGGTACCGGCGGTCAGGTTGATCGTCGCAGGCAGCGTCGGTGGCGCGGTACCGGCGCCGGCCGTGGCCACGCACATCGTCGACGGCCCCCGGAACTGGCTGTTGCCGAAGTTCACGGCCTTGACGATGTTGTCCCGCAGCGTGGCGCCGGCGCCCGGGATGTTGTCGTAGACCTCAGGCTGGTAGCCGGCCAGCGTGATGGTCAGCTTGGTGGTGCTGGCCGCGGTGCCGGTGCCCAGGATCGCTGAGATGCTATTGCCCAGCGAGCCGGTGTACTTCGACGTGAGCGTCACGAAGTTGGTACTGAAGGTCGCTGCGGCAGCCACATCGGTGCCGTCGGTCACACGCACGAGCGCGAAGGCACCGACGTTGCCCTGCATGGCGGCCCAGTTGAGCACGGTCATCAGGTCGTACTTGCGCGCCTGCATCGGGCCGAACACGGCAGCACCACCGGCATAGTCGGAGACTGGAACGGGAACGCCGACTGGCCCCCATGTGGCCGTGCCAACGATCCCGCCGATGTTGCTCGGCACGCCGTTGATGGGCGCCGGGCCCGGGGGTTGGATGGCGACGATGACGCCAGGCACCTGCTGTGCCGTCAGGTTCACCTGCCCTGCTTGAACAACGGTCATGGATGGCTCCAGAAACGAAAAGAGCCACCCTCAGGTGGCCCGCATTGATGCGATGTGGGTTATTTGGACTTGACCGGCGGGGCGGCCACCTTGACAACGTTGTTCGACTGCTCGGACGCCAGGATGGCGGCCACTTCCTGGGCATCGGTGATCTCGTCGCCGATCTGGTAGCCGTTGAAGGGCGAAATGACGCGAAGAATCATGGTGGACCTCAGATGTAGATGGTTTTGATGACGGCCGGCGCGTCGTTTTCGACAACGACCTGGCCCTGCGTCACCTCGTATTGCTGCGCCTGCACGGTGGTCGAGTACTCGATCCAGCAGGCCAGGTCACGGCGGTAAATCCGCTCCTTTTGCCCGCGGTCGTCCCATGAATTGGACAGCGCGCGCGAGCGCAGCGTCCCGAACGACCCGTCGGGCAGCGTGATCCGATTGATGCCGGCCAGCGCCGAGTCGATCGCGCCGGCCAGCGGGTCGCGCGCGTCGTAGCAGTTCGCCCAGACGGTGATGAGGAACTCCTGATCCTGCCGCCGCACCTCTCGCAGCCGTATGGCGGCGCCGCCGACGCGGCAGAACACCGGCGGCACCGGCCCCTGTATGTAGACCGGCGTGCCGTCGGCCAGCACGACGTTCACGCCGTCATTGGTGGTCACCAGAGTGCCGGCGATCGTGATCACCTGTCCCGAGCTGGTGGTGCCAGGGTAGTCGGCAGCGATGAGCGTCGCCAGCGCCGTTGCCGCGCTCGCCAGGGTGTCGCCCGGCTGCGCCGAATAGACATAGGGCACCGCCTCGACGAACACAACGAGGTTCTGCGGCGTCGACATCGCACCGCCAAGCGTGACGGCCTGCCCTGCCACGGCCAGCGTGACCGTGTGGGCCGGCGGGGTGATGGTTCGCCACTTCGAAATCGCGTTATCAACGGGCTTCACCGCGCGCGGGAAGACGCTGACGTGCACCTTCCCGGCAGCCATATCGTCCGCCAGCTGCGCCGGGTTCGGCCAGCCCGCGTAGACCTTGATCGCTTGCCCGCTGATGGACGGCTGGCCGGTGCCCGCCGGGTAGGCGGTCTGCGCGATCAGCGCCACCAGCGCGCGCGAGGCGTCGGATAGATCAGCCATCAGGCATGTACCTCAGTCACATCGACGCACCAGAGCTGGTCCGTGCGCTCGGCGCCCACCACCAGGAACCGGCGGCCGAGATCGTCCGTCAGCGTGTCAGCGGCGCGCAGCGCCACGGGAATGCTGGCCGGCAGCAGGACCTGGAAACCATGCTCATCGGCCGACGCCGGCAGCGGCTCGTACCGACGAGTGCGTCCGCCGAACAGGATCGACGCCGGCCAGCCCGGACCACCGGGCGTGCCCAGCACCGGCGTGTCGACGTGGCCGCAACTGCCCGAATAGCCGACGTCGCCGACGGCGTCGGATGCAGCTGGCCGCGCCAGCCAGACCTTGCCGTTGCACTCGACCGTCAGGATCGGCAGCTCAGACTGCATGCCGGCGATGAAGTGCGCGGCCTGCCTGCGCACCAGGTAATCACCGACCTGCGTCTGGCGGCCGTCGATCAGGCAGTACCAGTACGGCTTGTCCGGTAGGTTGGGCCGTGTGTATGACCATTCCTGCGCGCTGAACGAAGCGTTCAGGCTCGCCATCTTGGCCGTCAGCGGATTGGCCGCGCTGGCGGGCCGGTAGACGTCGTAAACGTAGCCGATTCGCTTTGCCGCCTTGGCGTATCCGGCATAGATCCGGTCTTGGAGCTTGGCTGCATCCATGCCCTACCCTCGTGCGATGGAAATCCCACCGCGGCCCAACACCGGCCCAGGCGCGAACCCGATGAACTCGCACAAGCGCCGGCGCCACGAGTCGAACAACCGCTCCCGGTCGGCCTGCTCGCGTGCGTTGTGCTTCCAGACTGCCGCCTGGTCGGTGTCCAGGTTGTCGCTGACTGCCGGAATGGCGCTCTCGAGCGCGGTCAGGTTCGTCAGGTAGGTATTGATCAGAACGGCCTCTTCGCTCGCGGATAGGGTCGTCAAGCGCTGGTGCAGCGACATCACAACCATGCCGAACGAGCCGTACACCACGTCCTGGTAGTCCGTGATGGGCATGGTCAGCCCGGTGAGCGGGTAGCCCATGAAGCGCCGGACATCGGTCAGTTGCGCGTCGGTGAGCATGGATTACCCCTTGCTGGCGGCGTCCACCAGGGCCTGCAGGTCCGCCTTCTTGGCGCCATCCGGGATCTCAATGCCCTTCTCGGTCAGCGCGGCCTTCAGCTGCTCGACGTTCAGACCATCGGACGGATTCCTGTCATTCGCCTTGACCAGCGAGCGCACCTTGCTTTCGTCATCGGCAGTGAAGAGGTCGCCGAAGTGGGCGCGCATCTGCGTCACCACATATTCCGCATCGGTGTATTCGCCAGGCAGACTGGCGAGTGCGGTATCGAGATCGATTCGCGCGGCGACAGGCTGCCGCCTGGCCTCGAACAGCTCGTGCTCGTCGGTCAGGTCGGACTTGTTGATGACGATGAAGCCCAGCGGGTTCCCCTCCGACACCGGGGAGACCACCTTGACGGTTTCGCAGTGCATGGTGATTCCTTTGAAAGCCGGGGCGGCCGGCACAGCGCCGCCCCGCGGCAATTAGCCGAGCAGCACGGCGATGTGGTTGCTCTTGATGGCCTGCGTGCCCCACGCCAGGCGCACGTGGTAGACCAGCTGCATGAACTGGCGATAGACGGCGACATCGAACACGAGGCCCGATACCGGGTCCGTGACCTGCACGACGTCGTCGGCAATGTCCATCGGCTTGCCATCCGGTCCGATCGGCATGGCCGGCGCACGCGTGATCAGCTGCACGGCGGAACGGCTGAAGCCGAGGTTCGGCGTTGCGCTGGCGCCCACCGTCACCGCCGTTGCGGAAGTGCCGATGGCCTGCTTCAGGCCAGGCGCCGCCAGCGTGATCGCGCCCGGGGCAGAGATGCCGGACGTCACCACATACTTGTTGGTGTCGCCCGCGAAGGTCACCGTGTCGCCAGCCAGCACGGTGCCGGTACCGGTAATCAGGTTGATCGCCGTCGCGCCGACCGCGTAGCCCGCCGTGTCCGTGGTGTAGCTCGCGCCCGTGCCCTTCGTCACCGCCTGAACGGCATTCGAGTTGTGCAGCATCTGGCCTTCCAGCTCGCCGATGATGCCGCGGCGCAGCAGGTCGTCGGTGCCAGCTTCGTTCACCTTGAACAGCACGTTCTGCTTGCCGCGCAGGTTGGCGATACCCGCCGAGCCAAGCACCAGTTGCAGATCGGTCTGCGGCGCGCCGTTGTCGTCCAGGATCTTGCGCTGCTGGGCGATGTCGGACAGATCGCCCGCGGTACCGAAGGGCGCCGTGCCGGGCGTGCCGTAGGCACGCGACGCGTTCTGGTACGTGGTCGTGAACAGGTCGACTTCGATCGCGTTGCACAGCGTGCGGAAAGCCTGCGCGAACTGGTTCATCAGAATGCCGCCGTAGCTGCCGGCATTGATCAAGCCGCGCTGCTCTTCGCCGTTCCAGCGGATCGGGACGTGCTTGGACTTGCTGATCGTCATCGACACGTTGCCGATGTTGTTGTCGCCGGTGTTCGGCGCGGTCACGGCCGGCGTGTTGTCGGCCATCGTGCCCGGGGGCGCGATCGGGATCATGATCGCCTGGTTCAGCGCAGCGCGCTCGCCGCTGCTGTTGCGCGACACGGCGGGAATGAAGCCGACCTGCTCGCGAGACACCACGTCGAGTGCCTCGTACATCGTCGGGATAAGGCCAGTCAAGGTGTTTGACACTTGGATACTCCAAATATGGGTGGTTGGTACGATTTGAGATTGATCGGGCCATCCAGCCCATAGCGCCGCGCCTCATCCAAGGCTTGGCTAGATACCGCGTGATCCGCAGAACGGCCCCTGAAGGGCCGCCGCTGCTTAGTCGTTGAGGGTTGCTTTGCCGGCGCGAACCTCCGCCGAGACTGCCGCTTGCTTCGTCGGATCGAAGGTGTTGAACTCGGCTCGCGTGTAGGCGCGCTTGCCGCCCGACGAGCCACCGCCGCTCGCACCGCCACCGCTGGCGCCGGACCCCTTCAGGATCTGGTCGCGATGCGGGTAGTTCTCGACGAGCGTTTCGAGCGCTTCGTCGAAGTCGGCGATATCACCGGGGCGCACGCGGGAAAAGATCTTGTTGCCGGTCGCGTCATAGGCAACCGTCTTGCCGTCTTCGATTTTGAAGGCCTTGCCGAACGCGGCCTTGGCGATGTCGCCAGGAATGGCCAACTTCTCGGCAATGAACTTGGAACGGTCGAAGCTCCCGCCGATGCGCTCGTCGTACAGCGTGCTCTGGAGGGTGTCGCGCTCGGTCTTCACGCGCGCGAGCTCTTCGACGTGCGACTTGCTGGCGGCGGCGACCTGCTCTTCGGCTGCCTTCTTGGCAGCCGCCCGGATTTCCTCGACCTTGCCAGCAGTGATCAGCTCGCCGTCCTTGATGTTGCGGACGGTTTCGAGCGCCTTGCGGGCCGCGTCGGCATCCTCGATGCCCTCGAACAACTTTGCCCGGCCCTCGGCGGCCTCGGCGCGCTCGCGATGCGACTTTGCCTCGCCGTTCAGGCGCGAGATCGTTGCCACGGTGCCCGGAGCATCGAAAGCGATCTCTTTGCCGTCGTCGTGCACATACACCGGCTTGCCGTCCTGGACCACGACGTGGCCATGCTCGTCGATCTTCAGTTTCATGTTCATTCCTTTGGCTATCCAGCCAGTGAACTGGGTCATCCGACCCACGCGCCGATCCGCATCCGCGTTTCGGCAAAAAAACAGCCGCAGGACCCGAGGGCCGTGCGGCTGCAGAAAAGAACTTGGTACGCCTAGTCGTTGATGTTCGCCTTACCGGGCTTGGGGGCGTTCAGCGCGATGCGCTTCTTCTCGTCTTCCCAGGTCAATTCCGGGCTAACGAGGCCGCGCCGCTTCGCTTCGTTGAAGAGTGACTCGTCGGAGAAGGTGCCGTCGACATTCATGTCGCGCAGAATCTCCATCGAGGCCTCCGCCAGCGACGCTACCCCGAAGTCGTTGAAGATCTGGATGTGGCCGCCCTCGGACTCTTTCACCCATTCGGCGGCCAGCTGCAGGGCCGTGTCGAGTGCGTCCTCTTCGTCCTGAATGATCCGCTGCAGCGTGCACATGCCGGCTTCGTTGTCGGAAACGGTCTGAGCGACGGTCAGATTGCCTGGCTTGATCACCAGCAGCTCAGCGCCGACCTGGCGCATGCGGTCTTCCAGCGCCGCCAGTTCCCTGCTGCCTGCCTCGATCGCCTTGCCACCATGCTCGACAAACCGAAGGTCCGCATCCGGATGGTCGGCATTGACCGCGGACGATGCACCCACTGTGATCGGCGAATCCCCCAGCAGCTTCGCGAACAGGATCGGCACGCGCGCGACGTGCAGAATCGTCTGCTGATCGCTCTTGGACTGCCAGTGCTCGACGTTCATGTGCGCCAGCTCAACGAGCGGCGGAACGCCCTGCATGAATCCGATGCGCCGACCGTAGACCGGCACGAACGGGATCTTCTGCAGCGTCGTGGTGCCCTCTTCGTGAAGGATCCACTCCTTTTCTGTCGAATTGGCCTTCTCGGCCTCGCGCCACACCTCCCAACGCCCCGGGTAAAGCACCCGCACCTGCTCGATCTCCCGCTCGCCGAACTGACCGTCAGGCTCAGAGACCGTCTCCAGGAACCGCAGTTGCGTCAGCGTCTGAACCCCGTTGATCCGCTGGGCACGCCAACCGAGGATGCTCTGTGCATGGATGTGGACGAAGTACGGGCGCACGCCTGCAGCCTCTTCCTCGGCCTTCGTCCGAATGCCGCCGGCATTGGGGAAGTCGACCAGGATGCCGCAGATGCCATAGGAAATCGCGTGAAAGCACACCGCCGCGGCGAACGCGTGCAGATTGTGGCCCTGCAAGTCGATGTTCTCGCACCACTTGGCGATGCGCACCGGCACATCCTTGCCGACCGTGATCGGCTTGGAAAACGGCTTGCCGGTCAGCACCTCGCACGTGCGGCCAAAGGCTGGGAACAGCGTGGCCGAGGCCAGGCGCGCCTTGTACGCATCGGAGGCCTCATTGGGCCACTGCGGAAGGTACTTGATGCCCGCAGCGCGCATGGCCGTCGTGCCGCCCAGTAGCGCGGTGATGAGCGGATAGTTCTCCGCCATCGCCTTGACGGCGGCTGTTTGCTCTCGGACGGTCGATGTCATGCAAGATTGCTCGGTGATATGCGCCGCCTACATGCTCATGGGTCGGACGGTCGCGGTGCGCTTCACTATCGGCCACAGCTTCACCAGCGGGTATCCGCCGGCGTCGTTGACGTGGTCGTGGCCGGTCGACTTGTCCGGCTCGCCGTTCTTGTCGTAGGGCTGCTGCTCGAGCGCCTCGGTGAACTCCGGGCACAGGTACGTGTTGACCTTCAGCCGGCGCTCGCCCTTGTCGTTCAGGATCAGGGCGTTGACGGCGTTCACCCGATCCTTCACGGCCGGGTTCGTCGAGTTGACCTGCAGCTGGAACCCAGCGCCTCGCAGGATCGACAGATCCGACTCGCTGGCACTCTTGCTGCTGGTGTTCTGGCCGCTGGCGTCGGGATAGATCAAGACGGCGTGGCCCTTGTCCTTGAAGCGCTCCTTCAGCATCCGCGCCATCTCGGGCGTGTCTCGCACCTTGGTCAGCTCGCCGACCGCGCGGGGCGTGCCGTCGCGCACCACGTAGATCAATGAGGCCATTTTCAGCACGTTGAAGTCCATGCCGACGTGCAGCGGCTCACCAGTCGCCATGGCGTCGTCGGTATGGTTCAGCTTCCGACTGAAGTTCGGGTACACCGACCCTGCTGCAAGGTTGACGAACTTCCCGCGCAGGTACGCCTCGATCAGCTGCGGCGGGTAGCTCTCGCGCAGCGACGATATGTAGTCGTCCGGCAGGTTCAGCTCGTTGTCGAACGTGCTGGCCTGGATCAGCCCGTACAGGCTCGCCAGCGACGGCTTCTCCGTAATGGCCTTGACGAACTGCTGGTAGACGAACTTGAACCCCTCAGGGGTCGTCGTCACGTCGATGCCGTTGCGCAGCCCCGGCACGTTGTAGCGCATGCGCGCGATGATCTTCCGCCAGGCCGTCTGGGCCTTGATGGGGTTCATCACGTCCAACTCGTCGATCAGCGCGTGGCCGATCTTGAAGCCCACGATGGTCTCCGGTTTCTCCATCGACCGGCAGATGATCGTGCCGCGGTACCGCCGGCCCTCGTAGACGTGAACCTCGTGGTTACTCTGGTTGACCTTGACCCGCAGGCCCATCGTGGCCGCCACCTCCTCCATCGTCGGATAGAAGATGTCGCGGATCTGCGGGTAAGTCGGTGCGAAGTACCCCTGATTGATCTTCGGCCACCGCCAGAAGTGCTGGCAGATGCTGGTGCAGCCCACCCAGGTCTTGCCGGACCCGAAGCCGGCAACATAGGCCCGGAACTTGTGTGGCATGCGCAGGAACTCGGCCTGCGGGATGTTCAGGGTCGGGCTAATCGCTACCATCGGGCTCGCCGACGTTGCGCCGGGCATCCTGCACGACAAACGTGAAGTTCTGCGCCGCCGGCGGGGTATCGTCCTCGGGGTCTGTGCCGTCGCCGCGCCAGCGCATCCGCGACTTCGTCCACCAGATGGCCGCCGTCACCGCGCCCTTGCCGCTGCCCGTGGCCGCGCGGAAGAGCGAGTTCGCCACGGCGATGTTGGCTTTCGTGGCGCCCGTCTCCAGCTCAGTGCGGAAATGCTTGCGCAGGGACACGGCCGCCAGCGGCTTGCCCGTCTGCGGGTTGATGATCAGCCGTGCGATCTCATCCTGGGGGATACCGAAGGCCGCAGCGCTCTCTACCAACTTGCGGTCTGCCGCTGTCGGCTCAAAAGGTTTGCGTCCGGCCATATCAATCTCATCGATACCCGACTTCCGATGGGTCTAAAAATCCGTGCGGCTTCCGACAAATGAGATACCAACCCCTAAGGAACAAGCATGGCACAGCCACGAAAGACCCTGAGACGCCCCAGCAGCAACACCCTGAAGGAAGCACCCCCAGCCTGGACGCTGGAGACACTGGCCACAACATCCCATCTGCGCACGGAGAAGCTTGCTGTCTACACGAACGTGTTCAGTCAGTACTGGACGTGGAAACTGGAGTCACTCAAGCACGTGATCATCCTGAATGGCTTCGGCATGACTGTCGCCGCGACGTTAGCTGGCGCAAGCATGATGCAAGGCAAGCAAGTCGTCATTGGTGGCTGGATCTGGCTCTTCACTGTCGGTCTTTATGTAGCAACACTCGGAGTGTTCATGGGTAGCCAGACTCTCCGCCGTTATCGGAACGATCAAATACAGGCCATTGCCAGCAATGACAACCTCCACCCTGAAATGTTGGATACAAAGGAGTCGAGCTGGTTCAAATGGCTCGCCAGCACGTCTCTCGCTTGCTTCATGTTCGGATCAGGCTGGCTTGTCCAATCCCTCCGCTAGTCGTCTGCCTCCTCGGGAAACAGATCCTTAGACAGCACCACATCGCCACACGCGGCCACCGCCCGCTTCCAGTCGCCCTTCACGAACACCAGCACGTTCTGGTGCGCCTTCCCGAGCTTCCGGCTGGCGCTGAACTGCTTGGCAGCGCGGATGGGCAGGCTGCCCAGCGCCGTCAGCAGGATGGCCTCGTTGTACAACTGCATGCCGGCATCCAGAAACGCCTCGATGGTGTCGGCCACGAAGTTGCGGTAGCAGCCGGTGCCGCGCTTCTCGCGCACATCGCCGACCACGAAGCAAGCGAAGCGGTCAGGCTTCAGCCGCCCTACCGCGCCGGAGATCACCTCGCGGTAGGCCGTCACAAACGCCGGATAGTCCATCGTGGACAGGTCCGCCGGGTCGTCCGAGTAGCGCTCCAGGTTGGCATACGGCGGGCACGAGAACACGAAATCGGCCTCGACGTCCGCCAGATGCTGCCCGATCTTGCGGCTGTCACCAACGTGCCAGGCCGGCGCAGGCTCACCGGCGCGCAGCAGATCCAGCTGCGCGCGGTTGGCCTGCACCTGCTCGGCCCGGAGATCCATGCCGATGTACTGGCGCCCCAGGCGCGCCGCGACGAGGCCGCGCACGCTGCCACCCGCAAACGGGTCCAGCACGAGGCCGTCCGCCGGGCAGAACCAGCGGTACGCCAGCTCGCACAGCACCGGGTCAAAGATGCTGGTGCGATGTTGCGCGGGCGCGCCGCGATCTGCCTTCTGCTGGTCAGACGCCGACGAGAACGCCGGTGCATCGCGGCCCAGCTCGGACTGGATGCCCAGCGCCAGCCACGCCTTTTTGCGGTCCTGCCAGGCTGTGTCGCGCGCATTGAGCGTGCTGAACGGCGGCACCATGAACTGTTCGGCCAGCGAGCCGGCACCGCCGCCAGGTGGACCAGGTTGTGGCGGGTCCAGCAGCTCGGCCAGCTCACCCGCGTCGAAGCCGATCACCGATAGATCGAAGTCCGCATTGCGCAGGTCCGCCAGCTCGACCGCCAACAGGTCCACATTCCAGCCGGCGTTCTCGGGCAGCTTGTTGTCCGCCAGGATGTAGGCGCGACGCTCGTCCGCCGACAGGTGCGACAGGTCGACCGTGGGCACCTGGCCGGGCACCGGGCAGTGGCGGATGGTCTCGCCGGCTGCCCACATCAGCGTCGCGGCCTCGATCCGGCCGTGCCCGGCCAGCAGGTCGTCGCCGGCGATCAGCGCCGGGTTCGTCCAGCCGAACTTGCGCAGCGAGGCCTTGATCTGCTCGATCTGGGCCGCGCTGTGCGTCCGCGCATTCCTGTCGTACCGGACCAGGTCATCCGCCGCGCGGTAGGCGATTGCGAGCTGGTTGGGTGCTTTCATAGACGACAACAATGCGCGGGATGGGGAAGAAAATAGCCCGGCGGGAGGCCGGGCAATCCACCACGGGGTGGGTGGAGGAGACACTGGTATCGGCTACGAGCGAAGCTCATAGCCTTGGAGATCGTGATGCGGGGACGTAACGACTGCAAGCGCATACGCTACGCGATGCAAGGCTGCGCCGTATTTGGCACATTAAACGCCTGCAATAGCTTATTGATTCGCCTGCGACACGTTGAGCCATCCCATTCGCTGCGGAGTACACAAAAATATTTACTCAGCCCCTTGTTTGAGTAAACATTTTTGATTACTATACATCCATCGCAACAAACAACGGAGGTGCGGTGAAGCAAAGTGAGTTTGTCCGGTGGCTCTCCCAACAGGGGGCGACCTTCAAGCAAGGCAGCAACCACTTGAAGGTCTACCTGAACGGAAAGCAAACGGTGATCCCAAGACACACCGAACTGAAGAAGGGAACGGTAGAAGGGATCAAAAGACAACTGAACCTAAAGTGAGGGCGGCCCCGGAAGGGGCTTGTCCCGCGACGCTTCACCGCACTGATCGAAAGGACCAGCATGCAATATCCAGCCGTCTTTACGCCGGACGTTACCGATGACGGTCGTCCGGCTGGCTTCGTCGTTACGTTCCGCGACATCCCGGAAGCCATCACCCAAGGCGATACAGAGGCCGAGGCGCTCGCGATGGCCGCCGACGCACTTCTCACCGCGATGGATTTTTACTTCGAGGACAAGCGCCCTGTTCCGCCACCTTCGAAGGCAGAGGAAGGGGAACGGCTTGTTGCCCTTCCCCTCAGCGCGGCGGCCAAGGTTTTGCTGCTCAACGAGATGCTGGCGCAGCAGGTGCGCCCCAGCGACCTGGCCACGCGCCTGGGCACCACGAAGCAGGAAGTGAACCGGTTGATCGATCTCGGCCATACGACCAAAATCGACCGTATCTCGGAAGCGATGGCCGCCCTCGGCAAACGCCTTGAGCTGAGCGTCGCGTAGCGGATGGATCAGGCGTCCGGCATTCGCCATGGCGCCTGAAACCACACGCCCCAGAGCAGTAACCAGTAGGTCGGCAGGAACATGGCTGGCTCCAAAGTTGCATCCAGTTTTCTGTTCTCGTTGACGTCAGCTAACTGTCATAAAGCGGGCCTAAGGTAAGAGTTCGCCCCCTCTGCGTTCCCAATGCAGCAGGGATTTCTGGAATCACTTACCGGGGCCAATATGTCTGTCAGTCTCAGGTGCTGGTCCGAAGACGGCGAGGAAGTCCTCGACGTGCCGCAGTCCGCGCTAATCTTGTCGTTCGCACCTCACACGACGTTGCCACGACCGAAACAGGTGGTGGACGTCAAAGAAGAATCCATAAAGTGGACGATGCCAGACGACCCAGATCGCTTTGGCGATTTCGCGTAGCAAGTACGCCTAAGTGCCCAAAGCAAAAAGCCCGCTCGGCGGTAAGCCAGCGGGCCTCTCAAAATGAAACGTCTTAAACGCGACGAAGCAGGGTCTGGATAGCTCCGACAAGGTGAGTAGTCAGCTGCCTTCTTGCTTTGGCCGCAGCCTCGTTGTATTGATGCAAGAGGGGGTCCTTGAGTTCGCTTGAGCCGCTTATCGATACATTTCCGAATCGATCGAAGATCACCGAGTGGAGCGGGTCTCCGACACCCTTTCCTTGCTCGTTCTTCCGGAATTCGATAGCGCCTCGAAGCTCGCTATCTACTCCATCACCATAGATTACCTGCGCGTACTCGCCCACGAGTGAAACGCCATGAGCGCTTGCAATCAGCTTCGTGTCGTCGATTAAATCGATGGTGAATCCGGTTCGCGCCCACATTTCATCGTCGAGCGTCACCGCGACAATCGCTTTGAGGACGCGCACGGCCTGCTTGTCAACTTCGCCCGCTTGCCTCAGATATTCCCAGATGGCCTTCGTGTTCATCCCACTCCCCTTGTAGAAGCACAGAGAATGAGCGAAAGCCCCGAAAGAAAAAACCCCCAGATGTGGGGGCTTCGGGTGTACTTCGGCTAAGTCTGGCAAAAATGTAGGTGCTTTGTCCGGCAAAGTCAAGCCGGAATTGCCTCCTGCGCCGCGCTGGCCTTGGTTTTGCGCGTGCGCACACGATGACCAGGCGCGTTCGGCCGTCCGGACTGCGGCAGCGGCCGGAAATCCTCTGCCTCGGCCACCAGCCCGTCGGCCAGAAACACGGCCTGCAACCGCTGCATCGCCAGCAACTCAAGCGAGGCGAAGTGCTTGGCCATCCAGCGCGACGCGACGTCCACCGCGTGCTTGGTCAGGCCGTGCTTGTCCGCGATGTCGCGCAGCGACAGTCCCTCGCGGCGCGTCTTCGACAGGTAGTGGCGCGCTGCGAGGAGGTACACCGGGCCGTAGGCGCTGATGCCACAACTGCGGCGCGCGTACCGCACCAGCGCCTGGACGCCCTCGCCCTTCTCTGCGCCGACGCCGAAGCGAGCGAGGATCGCACCGCGCTCGGCCGCCGGCAGGCGGCTGGCCACGGCGGACGTCACCATCGAGCACTGCCCACGCACCTCCATCATTGTCAGCCCGTCAAAGTCCACGGTGCCGGACGGCGTGCCGCGCAGTTGGTCGAGCCATTGCGACTGCCGACTGTTCAGCCGCGGCTGGAACTCCATCGCGCGGATCAGCGCCACACGCATCGCGTTCTTCTCCATCCCCGGCAGGGACAGCATCAGGTACGACAGGTGCAATGCCTGTCCAGTCGTCTGGAATACCGCGTTCACTGGCTTTTCCCCCGTCAATTCGAATCCCTCACTTCAAGCCGCTTGCAGCGGCAGTTGTTCCACGCTGACGCACACACCGGGCGCGGTGCTGTAGCGCTTGCTGATGCGGTACTCGACCGCCTGGGCGTCGTCGACCCAGACGATGCCGTTCATGCCGTCCTTGACCGCCTTGAGCACGTTGTCGGCATCGGGCTTCTTCGTCGCTGCCACCTGTCCCGCCGCGGCCAGCTGCTGGCGCTTCTTCGACCAACTGCTCGGAATCTGCAGGTTGATGTCGAGCCACAGCTCCACCGGCCCCTCGATGGGCGGCTTGCCGGCCATGGCGGCGGTGGCCGCCAGCTTGACCAGGTTCTCGTAGCGCGCGGTCGGCTCGGGGGTGTAGGTCCGAACGAAACCGCCCTGGCGCGAGAACTTGGGCCGGCCCTTGGCCACGGGCTGCCCCGGCACCGAGAACTCAACCCGGCGCAGCTGCGGCGCGCCGTCGAACAGCGATGTCGTCATGCTCGGTTCCTTTCCGCCCAGCGGGCCTTGACCTCGTTTTCGATCTGCGTCGCCATGGTGTCGCCGTCGCGCCGGCGCCAGTAGTCGATCCATGCTCGCCGGATCTCGAGGTGGGGCATTTTCAGCAGGAAGCGCACGCGGCAGCAGACGTGGTTGAAGTCGAGGCGGCCGCCCTGCCGGCGGCACAGGTCGCACTGCTCGAGCTGGTTCATGCGGCCACCTGCCCCGGCGTCACGCCGTGAAAAAATCGGTACACGACCTCGAACTCGTTCGGGTTCATCCGCTCGGCCTTGTTGACCTCGCGCTCGACCAGGTGCTGATCGCCCGATGCCTTGATGACCCGCCGCCGGAACCAGATCGGGTGCTCGTCGGCGCGCTGCGGCGCAAGCTGCAGCTCGTCGGCCTTGGCCTGCACACCCTCGGGAGTTGCGTCCCATCCTGGCGCCGGCGGCGCGGTGCGCAGCTCGGCCAGCGCCTCGTCCACGAACGGCTCAAGGAACCCTGGGTGCACCGGGCCCGGGTCCTGGTCGGCGGTCCGTCGCGCGCACGCGAGGGCATGAGCCCGGAGCAACACGGGCATGGCAATGTTGCGGTCCGCAAGCCGGAGCAACGCCTCGCGCGCGCGCGAGGACAGGGCGACGGATTTGCCCCGCTCGGCTTCCAGCTGCACCAGGTGATTGCCGATTTCATCGGCGGAAAGCGGCGGCGGCGATGCCGAGTTATCCACAGGGTCACCCACGGTTGAGTCACTAGCGCCGCCGCCTATGTCTTTTGTTTTTATATGTCCTCTGTCCTCTGTCTCGCGCGCCCGCGTGGGTGGTGATGGGTCAGGTGGGGGGTAAGGTGAATCACCAAAGCCTTCACCAAAGGGGGGCTTTGGTGCAAGGTCTGGTGGTGTCTTTGGTGCCGCACCGGAGGTTGCATTTGTGCCCTGTTTTACGATGCGCTTGTACTCGTCTTCCACCATGCGCGAGCTGTACCAGATAGGCCCAGCTTGGCTTTCAATGATGGTGACGGCGGGAAGGCGCTTCCGCGCATGGGTCGGCGTGAACTGCAAAGCCGGGCAGATTTCACTCGACTCTGCGCCCTTCAAAACCCCCTTCGAAATCAGAGATTTCAGGGTCTTCACCGCGCATCCGACGACGTGCGCAATTTCCTTCAAATCCCAGCGCAAAACGCCGTATTCTTCGCTCTCGTGCATCAGGCAAAGGATGTCCATCCACACCCCTTTCTCTTCGTGCGTGCAGCGCTTTAGCTTCACATTGGAAAGCCAGTCAGCCGTGTAGAACGGCATCCAGGGGCGATCTCTTTTCATACTGCCCTCGCAATCTCCGGCAGCGGCCGGTCCACGCTCGCTATGGCGCTCTCAACGCGCTCAAACAGGCTTCTCAGCCGCTGCACCTCAGCATCAGCTTCCAGCCGCCGCGCTGCTGCCTGCGCGGCGTTGGTAATCTCAAACGTTCTAGCGTCGGGCGCCAGGCCCAGCGCCTGCGCCAGCTCGGCGCGTGCTCCATCAATCCGTGCTGCGTCGCGCTCGGCGTTCTTGCGCGCGTCGTCCAGGGTCTTGCGGTATTCGGCTTCGGCCGCCTTTGCGCTCTTGTTCAGGCTCTCGGTCGCGGACTCGTAGCGGTACCGCGCGGCGCGCCGGTCGTGCAGCAGCCGCGACACTTCCTTGCCGAGGCGCTGCTCGACCCGATGGATCAGCCCATATTCGTCCGCCGCCTGCGGATAGCGCAGCTTCACCTGGCGCTCAAGCCCATCGATGAGCAGCTTGATCCAGGCCTCCAGCGGCAGGTTCTCCACCGGGCGCAGCGTGGGCGCCTTGGCAGCGCGCCAGCCGGCCTCACTGCGCAGCAGCAGCCCGCAACCCTCGGGGATGTCGCCCTTGGTGATCAGCCCGGCCGGCGCGGCGAAGGTCACGCCGGCGGCATAGCGTAGGTAGCTCTGCCATTTTCCAGCGGTCACGTCGCGGCGGAAATCGGCCACGGAGATCTTGACCTCGTAGGCCAGCGGCGTGAAGCGGGTAAAGCTGAACGGCAGGCTGTAGGCGTCGGGCCGCGGGGAGCCGACTGGGCCCATCTGCATGTTCGTCCAGACCATACGCTGGGTCTTCTCGCGCAAGTATTGCGCGAGGTCTTCCTGCAGGGCGTCGTGGGTCCAGGTCATGCTAGGATCCCTCGCAAAGAACATGGGAGAGAAAATTGGCAGTCGAAAGATGGGGTTGGGCGGCGATTGCCGGCACCAGTTTTATAGCCTTGGCTGCTGGCGCACATGTTTTCGCCACGCTGAACGGGCTCGACTCTGGGCAAAATCAAGCGATAGCGGCGTGGGTTCAAGCTGTTGGCTCCGTTGCCGCAATCGTCGGCGCGTTCGCCATTGCGAATCGGCAAAGCCGTAATCAACACGAGTCCGCAATGCAGTTGGATCGGGAGAAGCTGCGCCGCAGCTGGAGCTCGGCGAAGGCGATCCTGGATGCACTGGTGCAACAGTGCTTGGAAGTCGCGCCTGCCTTCGAAGGTGACGGAAAATTTGGGAATGTGGCGTTTGCTGGCAAATATGAAGCAGAGTCCTTTCAGAAGGCTCTTCGCCGAGTAGATTCCATCCCTCTGTTCGAGTTGGACAGCACTGAACTGGTGACTGCTGTTGTGGGATTGCAGGACGAGGCAACATACCTCGTTCGCTGGATCGACGAAGGAATCAAGAATAGCCAGTCTGTTCTGACTGATGCGCTGTCCGATGCCATGGTCAAGGAAATAGCCCAGGGGTTTCTCCAGCGCATCAAAGGACACTACGCGGTAGTGGTCGATGTCACCAAAGACGTGCCTGTGCAAGCCCGCCCCAACTTTTGGCGCCACATTAATCTCTGAGTCAGCAGGTGAGGCAAAAACGTTCCCATGAAAGAGCACGGTGATGCAATGGCGTCTCATGCTTCGATCTCGGACACTTGCTCGTCTTCAACCGGCACGCCGCTGATCGGGCGCAGGTCCGCGTCATAGCAGTCGAATTCGGTGTCCATGCCGGACACCCACGGCTTGTCAGCGTCCATGACGCGCAGCGGCGCGCCTGCCGTCTCGCACAACCAGGCTGAGCCATCAGTGATCCAGCGGCCCGGGCCAAGTACCCGAACGATGTGGCCCAGGTTCTCGGGATAGGGGTCGTGCACGATATAGGCCAGATCCCCAGGTTTGCAGTTCATGCCAGCCTCGCAATCCGCACGTACTTCAGCGGGCAGTGGGGCGCGGTGTGGCTGGTGCTTCCGCAATTGGCGCAACGCAGATCGGCTTTCATGCTTCACCCCGCATGCGCCGCGCAGCGATGGCAGTGTCCATCACGATCTTCTGCTGCTGGCCGTCGATGGTGGCGATCACCTCCAGGCCGGTATAGTTGCCCATCCAGCCCAGCCACTTCACCGTGGACGCGTCCAGGCTGACGGCCATCCCCTTCTCTTTGAACTGGCGACGCGCGGTGCCCAGGATGCGCGCAGCCGTCTCGGGCCGGCGCGGCTTGCCGACGAAGTATTCCTGGAACGCGGCGCCCATGATGAAACGCACGGTGGCGAAGCGCTTGCTGAATTGATCGTGGGAGATGGTCACGCTGTCACCTCGTCGTGTTGTTCGTCATGGACGGGAACGCCGCTGATGGGACGCAGGAACCGATCTGCCAGCGAGCCCACGACGACCTCGACATGTTCCCCGGTCTGTTGCGAGATGCCGAAGAGCTTGCGCCCGGCCGATTTCACAACCCACCGCGGTTCGCTGTCCCAGATGGTTCCCTCGGGGTCGCGGAATAGCACCTCGACGATGTGACCGTTGTTCTCGGGCACCACCGTCCCGACGATGTACGCAAGGTCGCCTGCTTTCACATTCATGGCCGCATCTCCCAAAGCACCAACGCGCCGACGATCACAATCACCAGCGCCACCCAGCCCATCATCAGGTCGTCCATCACACGCCCTCCAATCCCTTCTTGGCCAAGCAACGCAGCGCCTCGTACTCAGCGCGCGGCAGGCAGACCGTGCTGCCATCCCCGGGCGCGACCACGTCCAGCTCGAGCACTTCGAACAGCTGGCAGATCTTCGCGAACGGCAGGCTGTGCCCGTTGTTGTTCAGGAAGCGCGAGAAGTTCGTCGGCTCGACTCCGATCAGCTCTGCGACGCGCTTCTGGGTCATGGGAGCAACGCGGTTCAAAACCATCGATTCCAGGCTAGGCATGCGGTGCTCCCGTGTGCATTAACCGTTTCATAAGATTCAATCCAACAAGACAACGCAGCTGGCGCGCCGAGGCCGCCGGCAGAAAAAGGGAAAAATGGGAAACGGATGCCATCACCGAGCGCCCCTGCAGGAAGCGGCCCGGCCGGCGCGTGCGCGCCTGCTTCGGTCATGTGCAGCCATCTGCGTACGTCGCAGCATGGTGATTCCCCCGGTCGGGCCCTTGCGGGCTCGTTTGACAAAGCGTGGGCTACCCCACGAACCTACTAGCTGGCGCATCCCCTCGGGCATGGAACAATCGAAAGCTCTGACCTTCTCAACCGCCCACAACAGGGGGATGCATGGAAAAGTCCAAACTGGACGTGCTGCTCAACGTCTACACACTGAAAACTCTGACCTTCGTTCTGCGCAAACACCTCAAACTGACCGACGAGGAACTGATCGCCGATCTACGAGATGCGCTTGCCGGCATGACTCTCGGTGTCGAGCGAGACAACGAGGCTCATGGCCTTTCAATCCCAACGCTCGAGCCCTGGATGGCACTCATGATTGCGAGGATGTTCCACATTCCCCAGGAGAAGGCCGCCCAGGCATTTGGGACCGCGCCTTTGCCTGGCGATCAGCCAGAATGACGATTTCGAGCAGCGCGAGCGCCAAATCGAACTGCTCGAGTTCACCTGCCCCAAACGGCGCGAGCGTGACAGCAAGGTTCGCAACAAGGCCGTCTTCGGAAAAGAACTGGCGGACGGCCGGTAGATCGCCAATCCGCGTGTCGAAAAACCGCTCGCGCAGCGAAGGGCGGGCATCAAGGTGGTCGTCGCCAACCTCCGTAACGCGAAGGATCCGCGTGACCCCGTCCATCCCATGGACCCGCAGCACTGACACAGCCTTTGAGCTGGCATTGAGGCCGACCTCACGCGTGCCAGCCTGGGGCCCCGCAATCTGGGCCAGTTGCCCAGCAATGACCAGCAGTTCCTGGCCCACCCGCGTCGTCCGCTCGGCATATCGAAGGTCGATCAGGGCGCGCCCAATCGACTCGACCCCCTGTGCTATCAATTGGTGGGATTCGTCGTGCGTATCTCGAATTGGCATCTCTTCTCCCCTTCAGTTCAGCAAGGACCCGGCCCAGCACAAGATGACTAGAGCCTTGGCGAGACTGGCGACGACGCCCGCATACGTCGGCGCGCGGAAGCGATTTGCCGCGAGTGTCAGCACGTCACTCAGGATTTCGGTCAGGCTCAGGATGGCCATGACGATCAGGAAGAGCTTCATCACGCGGCCTCGGGATGGGATTCGTGGGTGGCAGCCCTGGGCTTTCGCGGCCGCTTCGGCGGCGCATCCCGCAGCGTGCCAACGCGCGACGCTCGCACGAAGGCCCAGTCGACCCTGTCGTTTAATTCCTCGCATGTCACTGCGCCGCCCGTGATGCGCTCGATCACCGGGCATTGCTCGGCAGAGATCGGGCGCTTCCCGGCGATCCATTGATAGACGAGCCCTTGGGAGACCCCGAGCCGCTTGGCAAAGGCTGCCTGGCTGGTCTTGGTCGAGTCGAGGTATTCGGCGAGTTTCATAAACACAATACTAGCATAGCTAGTGATAAAAGGAATAGCTATGCTCGTTGTGGAATCTAATAGCATTGCTAAACTCGCGCGCATGACGCGAGCAAGTAACTCCCTGGAGCAGTGGCAAGTCGAAGACTCCGTTCGACTGAAGGCGCTATACAACGAGCGCAAGGGCAAGATGAGCCAGGAGGAATTCGGCAGCCGGTTCGAGATCGGCAGCCAAGGCATGGTTTGGCAGTATCTGAACGCGCGCCGCCCACTGAACATTAAGGCCGCGACCGGCTTTGCTCGGGGCCTGGGGGTTGACGTCGACACGTTCAGCCCGCGCTTGGCGGAAGAGATCCGGCGAGCGTCCAATTCGATCACCGAGGCCGTGCCGGTACCCGCGGCCACCTCAGTGGATTCCGGACGCCCTGTCGACCGGCTGACTCTTGTCATGGCTGAGCAGCAGCTCGACCCCGCAGCCCTTGCCAAGGTACTGGGTGTCGAGGCGGCTGTCGTTCGTGCGTGGCTCGAGGGCGATGGCACCAAATTGCCCCTTCACCACATCGTGAAGTTGCAGGAGACGTACGGCTACAGCCCGAAGTGGCTAGCGAACGGCAAGGGCGATAGCAAGCTTTCCGGCCAAGTCGAGCCAGAGCTCGACGAACCTAGCCTCGCCTTTGACATCGTAGAAATCCCCCCAAACAGCTTCCGGCGCATTCCAGTGGTTGGCATGGCACAACTCGGCGACAACGGCCACTTCTCGGACATCGAGTATCCAGTCGGCCATGGCGATGGCTTTCTGACGTTCCCCTCGAACGATCCCGATGCTTACGCGCTTCGATGCAATGGCGATTCCATGCGCCCGCGCATCAAGCACAACGAATTTGTCGTGATCGAGCCGAACCGCGCGGTGACCAACGGCGACGAGGTCCTGGTGAAGTCCCAGGACGGCCGCGTCATGGTGAAGGAACTGGCCTACGTGCGCGATGGGATGGTCAGCCTGTCGTCGGTCAATGAGCGCCACGGCATGCTGCGGGTCCCTCAGGAACAGATCGAGCGCATGCACTACGTCGCGGGTATTGTGAAGGCGTCGGCGTGGCGGCCGGACTAACGCAATAGCAGTCCACCTATTCGAGGGGTGGCGAATACGCCTAGGTGGTCGTTAATCTAGCATCGCCCTCCCTACGGGCAACGGGAAAAAAATGTCACGAAAAAGCCTCTCTCCCTTCATTGCCAGCTCAACGTTGGTGGTCCTCCTCGCCGGCTGCGGCAAAACAGACGGGCCCCCGCAGACTGCGAGTGAGCCGGCCGCCGCCCCGCAAGAAGTTGTCTCGGCGCCTCCACCGGTTCCACCGAAGCCAACGCACTTCTACTCTCTGGCAGAGGATGGTGAGTATGGCTATGAACAGGGTCTCAGCGAGGATGACCGGAAGGCTGGAAAGGTGACCTCCCCATTACTCATGGTTCGCTACTACCGCGAGAAAGACGGCGCCCACAGCATCGCCATGGTGAAAGGCGCCGCACGTAACACCTATACATGCAAGGAGCCCTGCGACTTCGTAAAGTCCAAGGTCACTTACAACGGACAAGTGGTCCAGTCCGAAACCATGCGCAACACCGAGGGCTCCATGATCTGGGCCATGATGAGCGACGCCATGAACGGTGAGCTCAAGCCCTACAAGGCCAGGAAGCAGTGAATTGCGAAGAGCTGGGGAGATGGGCATGGAGACTATCGAATTCTCGATCCAGGGGTCAGCGCAGGATCCCTACCGCGTAACGTTTCAGCGCGTCGGCCCAAACATCACCGCAAATTGCACGTGCCCTGCGGGTGACAACGGCAAGTCCTGCAAGCATCGGATCAGCATTCTCGATGGCTTGACGGAAGGCATCGTCAGCGGAAACAGTGCGCAAGTAGCGACTGTCGCGTCGTGGCTTCCCGGCTCAAACATCGCAGCTGCGCTAGCAGCTGTGACCGAAGCCGAGGCAGCGGCTGAGCGAGCCAAAGCGGAAGTAGCCAGGGCAAAGAAGCGGCTCGGAACGGCTTTGCTAGGACATCCCTCTTAAAGCCCTCGGCCTTGCGGCCAAACAGAACAACAACTAACGCAGAGGACATATGCGCACAGCAGCGCTAGCACTGGTCGCGCTTCTTGCAGGCTGCACCACGGTTTCGGAGGTCAGCCCAGCCGGGAACGGCAACTTTACAGTAGGCACCCGCCACATGGGCGGTGTCGACTCGTGGCAAGAAATCAAAGCCAGCAGCCTGCGTCGCGCCGACGAGTACTGCAAGGGCCAGGGCAAGGAGATGGAGTCGGTTGACATGAAGACCCACGGCGCCCGCGGGTGGACCCCACTTGAGTCAGAACTGACGTTCAAATGTGTCGCCCCACCTAAGGCTTAGGCTCTTGTGTGGGCCCGAATTGGCCCTCGGTCTGACGGCCAAATTGAGGCGCCCACTGCACGTTAATCTGAACGCGACAGCCCGTAAAGTGACAACCTGTCACCTGCCGTAAAGTTTCAATAGCGTCACATTATGGATAACACGACCGCCGCGCGCGGCCTGTTAGCACATGTTGGGCCCTCGCAGCAAGCGGGGAACAGCGAACTATTGAAACTTTCGCCCTCATCACTCGTCGGAACTAACAACTGTGCTGTCACGGATGAAAGTTTCGTACGCTGACGCCCGTACAAGTTCGCAGAAGTGCGGAAGCGTTATTAACGTAATCGTCAGCAGATGCTACACTGCAGCAAGCCGCGATATCTTGATAGCACGATATCGTGCTAGTGACGCGGTAGACATGGAAGCGTAACAGGCCACAGTGATCTGTTTATTTTTCGAAGGAGAATCGCATGAGCACAAAGAGAGGCATCGAGAAGCTAGCCTTCGTGCGCGGCTTCTTTGACGGCATGGCAGCCCCAATGCTGCTGTATCGCGCGCACAATCTTCCGGAGATTCCTCGTATCGAGCCTGTCAAGGCTCCGAGCACACCCCTGGATAGGGTGCTAGCATCTGATTGGCGTCAAATCGGCTCCGACATTGACACTGTAATAGAGAGACATGTCGAAGCCACCGCAAAAAAGTAAAACATCCAACGCGGTAAATTCCACCTTAGGTCAACAGCAGCAACTTCAACAGATCCAAGTCGCTCAGCAGGTATATCAGGGACCGATTCCTCACCCTGATATTCTGCGAGGATTCGATGCGCTCGTACCTGGCACCGCAAAGCGGCTCATCGATATGGCAGAAGAAGAGGCCTTGCACCGGCGTAGGCTCGAGGCGCAGGCCTTGGATGCCAATGTGGCGAGCCAGAAGAAACAACTCGAAATAGCCGACTATCAGAGCCGAGTCGTCTTCAAGAGCGATACCATCGGCCAGATCGCCGGGGTAATTGTCTCCGCCGCCTGCATTGCCGGTAGCGTGTGGTTAGCCCTGAGCAATCACGAGGTCACTGCCACTGCGTTAGCCGCCATCCCAACCGCAGCTATCATTAAGGCCTTCTTCTCACCCAGGAAGAACGGTCAGAAGGAATAGCGGGCAACTACCGCACCAAGCCAGGCCCGCCACCGGCGGGCTTTTTGTTGCCCATGAGGCACTGGCATCACAACTTCAGCGCCTTTCTCAGCCGCGCATCCAGGCCCAGCCGGTACAGGGTCGCGCCCACGTCCGTCAGCAGCACCCTCTCCTTTCCCTGAATAGCCGGATCGGCCAGCAGCACGGCCAGGCCGGCTATCGCATCGTCGATCGGTAGCTCGATCTCCTCATCCAGCGCCAGTTGCTCGAACTGGCGGATCACGTCGTCCGGTTCCATCCCCCCTCCCCCCAAGTTCACCCCCAGATCAGTCTAGGCCGCGAGTAGGACCACTGCGAAGCGGCTTTTTTTCGCCACGCGCACCACCGGATTCCGGCGTTCGCTATTGAAAATAGCATAGCTATTAAAACAAACAATTGAAAGCGACTAGCTTGGCTATTGAAATGTATAACTAGCATCGCTAGTATTCATGCACCGCTGACGTTCACAGCGGTTCGCCGGAGACAGAGATGCGCAAGCAAGCCAAGCAATCGTGGGAAGTGGGTCAACAGGTCAAGGTGGGGTTCCTGGCCGGCCTGACCGTCATCGCCAAGATCCCGACCCCGGGTGATTTCGCCCCGGACGCCTACGTCCTGGTGCGCGGCGAGCAGTTCTATTCCTTCGTGCCGCACAACGGCATCTCGAAGATCACCGGCGCCGAAGCGCGCGAGATGGTCGCCGATGGCAAGCGCCTGCGCGCCGCCACCGAAAGCCGTGCCGCCGAACAGGCCGACCGCGTCATTGCCACCGCCAAGCTCGCCGCCGAGCTGATGGCTGCCTGAGGAACTGGCGATGACCAACCTTAGCACCTACGCCCGAGTTTTCCGCAAGCCGCGCCTGCGCGCCGACGAGGCCCAAGCCGTGGTGACCGCCGCCGGCCTGTTCTGGTCGGTCACCGGCGAACTCACCACGCCAGGCCTCGGCCAAGCCCCGCGCTTTCAAGCGTCGGACGTCCGCCTCATCAACGCCGACGGCAGCGAGACCACCGAGATGCTGGACAACCTGCACCCCGACTTCGTTTCGCACCTGGAAGAGCAGGCCGCCGAGTCGATGGCGGAAGAGCGCGCCGAGGCGCGGGCCGAGCGGCAACAGTCGTATCGCGACCAGGACATGTGCGACGTGATTGACGCGGCTAGGAGCGTGGCATGAGCACCACCGCCGAATCCCCCAACGCCTACGGCACCACCGCCGAACTGGCATTCCTCAAGCACCTGGGCGGCCAGCTGACGCGCAAGGTCCTGCTGCGCAACTACATCGCTGCTGCGGAACGCCGCACGGTGTGGGGCTCGATCGACAAGTACCGCGTGCTGGGCTACGCCATGCAACTGCTGGGCGAAGCCGAGAACGCCGAGCAACTCGCAGCGAGGGCAGCATGAGCGCACTACCTACCATCCGGAAGGTGATCCTTGCCGACGGCGCCGAGGTCGAGCTCGACGGCCCGCGCACGACGCAGCAGATCTGTAACCGCATCGGCGCCGACACACTCGATGTTGTGCTCTTGAAAGACCGCCGGCACGTGATGCTGGTCGACGACCTCGGCCATCCGAAAGGCCTGCCCGTCAATGCCAAAGCCACTCAGCTCTACTGGGATGTCTGCGTGCCGGGCACGACGCACCAGATTCGCGGTGCCGTGGTGATCGTGCCGGACGGTGATTTCGGCGGTGCCGCATGAGCGCTAATCGCCTGCGCAAGCTCGCGCGCCACCCGGTGGCCCAGCTGCTGGGCCTCTGGATCGCCACCACCGTGGCCATGGCCGCCCTGTTCTGCGTCTATGACGCGGCGCAGGCCAAGAGCAGCCCGATCAAGCCCACCGCTCACCGGAAGCTCACATGACTTACGACCCCCAATCCAACGCCCTGTTGGCCGTTGCGAAATGCTCGCGCGCCCGCCAGTGGGCCGGCGCCATTGGCTACGGCATGGCCATCGGCGCCATCTGGTACCTGACCGTCGCGATCCGCGCCGGTGCCGTTTGACCCGCATCCACAACCGCTGAGATCACGACCATGAACATCGTCACCATCCGCGCCAGCTCGCTGGCCGAGTTGTTTGATTGCCCCGCGCGCTGGGAGGCCAAGCACCTGCTAGGCATGCGCATGCCTTCCGGCCCCGCCGCCCACCTGGGCACGTCAATCCATGCCGGCACGGCCGCGTTCGACCAGGCGGAACTGGACGGCCAGCCGATCACCGCTGACGACGCCGCCAGCGCGCTGGTCTCCACGCTGCGGGACAAGAACGCAGAGGTGGATTGGGAGGACACCAACCCGGCAGAAGCCGAGCGCATTGGGCTGGCACTGCACTCGCGCTATTGCGCCGAGATCGCGCCGCACCAGCACTACATCGGCGTTGAGGTGGCTTGCGAGCGCCTGGAGATCCCCGAACTGGGCATCGCGCTGACCGGCACCACCGACCGCGTGCGCACCACCGCTGCCGGCGCGGGCATCTCCGACCTGAAATCGGGCGGGCGCGCCGTGGGTGCCGACGGCATTGCGGTCACAGCCGGCCACGGGCCGCAGCTGGGCGTCTACGAGCTGCTGGCCGAACACGCGGTCGGCATCCCCATCACGGCGCCCGCGCAGATCGTCGGCCTGAACACCGGCAAGACCGCTGCCGCGCAGCGCGTCGGCGTGGGCGAGATCGAGTCGCCGCGCACGGCCTTGCTGGGCACCGAAGAGCAGCCCGGCCTACTGCAGCACGCCTCTCGCCTGATCCATTCCGGCGCCTTCTACGGCAACGGCAAATCCGTCCTGTGCTCGGCGAAGTACTGCCCGCGGCACGCCACCTGCCACTACAAGTCCTGACCCATCCCTTAAGCCTAGCGAGACCACGCCACCATGACCGCCACCACTACCCTCGAACACATGCGCGCGCCCGCCGTGCGCGAGCCTGCCCCGATTGTCACCATGGGCTTCGGCTCGTCGCAGTCCTTCGAACTCATGCAGCGCGCCGCCAACCTGCTGTCTTCGTCCACCCTGGTGCCGGCGGCATACCGCAAGGTCATCGAGAAGCTCGACAAGTTCGGCAACGTGAAGGAATCGCGCGAGAACCCGAACGCGCTGGCAAACAGCGTCGTGGCGCTCAACATGGCGCAGCGCATGGGCGCCGACCCGCTCATGGTGATGCAGAACCTCTACATCGTGGAAGGCCGCCCGTCCTGGTCGTCGCAGTGGATCATCGCTGCGGTGAACGGTTGCGGCCGCTTCTCTCCGCTGCGCTTCGACATCAAGGTACTCGGCAAGAAGGTTGTCGAGCGCATCGAGACCGTGTGGGAAAACGGTAACCGCAGCAACGTCGTCAAGAAGGTCGAGATCGTCGACAAGGTGGCCATTGCCTGGGCAGTGGAACGCGAGACCAAAGAGCGCCTGGAATCGCCGCCGGTGACCATTGAGATGGCCGTCAAGGAAGGCTGGTACACGAAGAACGGCAGCAAGTGGCAGACCATGGACGAGGTCATGCTGCGCTACCGTACCGCCAGCTTCTTCGGGAAGCTCTACGCGCCCGAGCTGCTAATGGGCCTGCAATCCGTCGAGGAAGCGCAGGACATCATCGACCTCAATCCGGACGGCTCGTACACGGTGGCCAGCACCTCGGTGGATGAGCTGCGCGGTAACACTGCGCGCGCCCAGCCAGCGCAGCCCGCTGAAGTGGTCAAACGCCAGCCCGAGCCGGTTGCCGCCGCTGCAGCCGAGCCCGAGGTGGCGGATGTCCCCGACGACGATGCGGCCGATCGCGAACTGCCACTGGATGACGGCCAACAAGCCGGCCAGGAAGGCACCGGCGACGGCGAAGCCACCCTCACCTTCCAGGACGTGAACCGCGAGCTGCTGACGGCCAAGACCATCGACGACCTCGACTATGCGCGCAGCCTCATCAAGCAGATCCCTGACGAGAAGGCCAAGGCCACGCTGAACTCGGTAGCGGCGCGCCGCATGCGCGAGCTGGCACCGCCAGATGAGCCTGCAACCGCGGCCGCGCAGCCAGCCCGCCGCGCGCGCGCCCCAATCAACGCGGACTGAACGATCACGGGGGAAAACGGATGCCACGGAGTCTGCCGCCGACCGGAAGGCGGCGTAGCAAGGCCGGCGGATGCAGCGAGTACCCCACCCCGACACCTGACAGGACACAGAAATGAACCAATCGCCTGAATTCAAGAACACCCTGAACATGACCGCCGGCACGCTGGGCAAGGATCTGCTGTCCGCTCTCGTGTTGGAAATGAAGATGCTGCCCGACACCTGGGTGAAGCTGTCGCAGAAGAAGCAAGACGACATCCTCGATCGCCTGCGCAACCGCGTCGACACATCCGTGAAGATGGCCGTCCACCTCATCGCCAGCCAGGGCCGCACAGTGGTAGTGGGCGACCTGGACAAGGTGACTTTCAAGGGCGGCGCGCAAGCAACGATCAAGATCGGCAAGTCGGCGCCCAACCTGCACGGCCTGGTCGATGCCGAAGGCCAAGCCGTGATGCTGGTCCTGAGTGGCGACAACGAATTCACCGACGGCATGGATGAAGTCCGCGGCGAATCCGACCAGCGCGCCTTTGACCTCGGCAAGGAATACACCGACGGCGATGGCGACGGGATGCCCGGTAACGACGGCGCCCCTGCCGACGACAACGTGGTCGACGCCACCTTCACCGAAACGCCGCTGGCGATCGAGCAGCAGCCCCTGCAGGAAGAGCTCGAAGCCGCGCACGAGGCCGGCCACAAGGCCGCCAGCGAGGGCAAGCCCGAATCCGACTGCCCGAAGATCGCCGGCCAGCTCTGCATCGCCTGGGTCAAGGGCTGGAAGCGTTGGCACGAAGAGCAGACCGGTGCCGACCCGCTGTACGCCCAGGTCGAGGCCTTCGTGGTGGAAAAGCAGAAGGTGAGCATCTCCCTCATTCAGCGCCACTTCAAGATCGGCTACAACCGCGCCGCTCGCCTGGTCGAGCAGTTGGAAGCCGATGGTGTCGTGAGCGCAGTGGACCTCGAAGGCCACCGCAACGTGCTGAAGAGCACCGAGGAAACGGAGTAACTCGCCATGCGCATCACCGCCATCCACGCCCGCAACTTCCTCGGCATCCGGGCCGCCGACATCATCCCGGCCACGCCGGTGACCCTGATCTGCGGGCCCAACGGCGCAGGCAAAAGCTCGATCCAAGAGGCCGTCCGCATGGCGCTCACCGAGGAAACCGTGCGCGTGGGCCTGAAGAAGGAATACGGCAAGCTGCTGCGCGATGGAACCGAGTCCGGCTCAATAGTGGTATCCGTTGGTCCGCAGGCGAACAGCATCGTGCTGCCCTCCGGCAAGGCCACCAAGGGCATTCCCACCGATGCGCGCACGCCGTTCGTGCTGGACGCCCAGCGCTTCGCTCGCATGGACGTGAAAGAGCGCCGCGCGTTCCTGTTCGACCTGATGGGCCTGAAGATCGGCACCGACCAGGTGCGCGAGCGCCTCGTGGCGCGCGGTTGCAACGCCAAGAAGATCGAGGCGGCGTTGCCGCTGGTGCGCGCCGGCTTCGACGCCGCCGCCAAAGAAGCCGGCGGCAAGGCCACCGCGGCGAAAGGTGCCTGGCGTGAGCTGACCGGCGAGACCTACGGCAGCGTCAAGGCGGCCAGCTGGTTCGCCCCGGTGCCGGCCGGCGCCGAGGACCCCGAGGAACTCGCCAGCCTGATCGCCGAGTCCGAGGACACCATCAAGGTCCTGTCCACCGAGGCCGGCGAGCTGCAGCGCCAGCTGGGCGAGATCGACGCCGCGGCACGCCAGCGCGCACAACGCGCCAGCCAGATCGCAGACCTGCGCGCCAAGGCCGAGCTGCTGCCCAAGGCGCAAGACAGCGCCGCCCGCGCGCTGGCCGAGCGCGATGCCTTCCTGCCCAAGGTGGCCGCCCTGCGCTACGCCGCCGGCGGCAAAGTGGCGGGCATGCCCTGCACCTGCCCGGACTGCGGCGCCATGCTGCTCTTCCTGGCCGGCCAGCTCGCCAAGCACGAGCCAGCGCAGATTGACCCCGAGGCCGCTGGCCGCCTGCCCGAGTACGAGCGCAGCCTGACCGTGCTGGAAAACGCGCTGAAGAGCCGTACCGCCGAGCGCGACGCCGCCGACACCGCGGCGAAGCAGCTGCGCCTGCTGCAGGACCAGGCAGCTGGCGAGGCCACCGACAGCGCCGACGACGTGGAACGCCAGGCTATCTCGAGCCGGCTGGAAGCCATCCAGGGCAGCATCGCCCAGTTCGGCAAGGATCTGGACGCGGCCCGTGCGTCGCAGCGCGCCGCCGCCCAGGCCGGTGAGCTCACCAAGCGGGCCGGCCAGCACCACGCCGACGTAGCCGCATGGGATGCGCTTGCCGAAGCCCTTGGCCCCAGCGGCATCCCCGCCGATCTGCTGACCGAGGCGCTGGACCCCATCAACGAGCGCCTGGCTGCCGCTGCCAATTTGTCCGAATGGTTCCGGGTCGGCATCGAGAAAGACATGACCATCGCCGCCGGTGACGGCCGACCCTACGCCTTGCTCTCTGAGTCCGAGAAGTGGCGCGCCGACGCGATGATCGCCTATGCCATCGGCGCCCTGACCGGCCTTCGCCTGCTGGTCCTGGACCGCGCGGACGTGCTGATCGGACCCGAGCGCGACCGCCTTCTGTATTGGCTCGACGACTTGGCCGCCACCGATGCGATCGACACCGCGCTGATCTTCATGAGCCTCAAGTCGCCCCCGGGCGCGCTGCCGGAATCGATCACCTCGTTCTGGATCGCCGACCACGAGGTGGGCACTGTGCGGGAGGCTGCGTGATGGGTGAGATCGCAGAAATGATGCTCGACGGCACGCTTTGCGAGGGCTGCGGCGTCTACCTGGATGGCGACGGCGATGGCATTCCACGCTGCTGCCCGGACTGCGCTCGCGAGCGCCGCCGCGCCGCTAAGCAGTCGACGGCGACGCACAAGCCGTCGACCCCAAAGGTCAGCTGCCCGACGTGCAAGCGCCGCGTGAAAGCGACCGGCCTAAAAGATCACGTGCGCGATGCGCACGGCACCAAGGAGGCCGCGTGATGGTGAGCACGACCGTGATGATCCAACGCCTGGAAGGGCTGCTAGGCACCAAGGACCTGAACGACTGGGAACAGGGTTTCGTGCGCAAGCTGGCCGAGCACATGCATGCCGGCCAAGTGACGAAGCTCACCGGCGACCAGGTCGACAAGCTGGACGAACTGCATGGGAGGCATTTCTCGTGAACACCGAAGCACAACGCCGGATCATCCGCCTGCCCGAGGTCAGCCAGCTGGTGGGCCTGGGCAAGACCGCGATCTACGAACGCATCAAGGAACACACGTTCCCCGCCCCGATCAAGCTCGGCCGCGCCAGCGGCTGGGTTGCGGAAGAGGTTCAAAAGTGGGTCGAAACCCAGATCGCGGCCACGCGCGGGGGCCACTGATGCCCCGCGCCATGAAATTCACCCGCAAGTCGGTACTGGCCTATCTGCAAGAGCGCACCGGCCAGCGCTTCACGCCGACGCAGATCGCGAACAACTTCAAGCGCAGCACGGCCGAGGCGCGCGAGGTACTGGCCGACCTGCACGAGAACGAGCTGATCCGCAGCGGCGTCGACGGCACCACCCGTGTGTTCTTCGTCGCGGCACCCAGCAGTGAGCCTCGTCCTGAACGCATCGTTGGCCGCGGCGAGCTGCGCGGCTGGGAAGCCGGCCTGCGTCGCTTCGAGGCGCTCTGCATGACCGCGCGGCGCTAAGACAGGCGCCGAGAAGACTGCAACACCCACCACCGCTACCCCCACAGGAACGACATCATGACGCCCATCCTCTTCTACGACACTGAGACCTCCGGCCTGCCGCAATGGAGCCTGCCCAGCGAAGACCCGAGCCAGCCGCACATCACCCAGATCGCAGCCGAGCTGCATGACGAAGACACCGGCACCACGCTGGCCTTCATGGACCTGCTGATCCGGCCCGACGGCTGGTCGATCCCGGAAGAACTCGAAGCGCTGACCGGCATCACCAACGAGAAGGCAGAGCGCTTCGGCGTGCCGATCGAGAAGGCTCTCTCGCTCTTCATCGGCATGTGGAAGAAGGCGCAGCTGCGCGTCGCGCACAACGAGTCCTTCGACATGCGGATGGTGCGCATTGAGCTGATGCGTCAACTCGACCACGACGAGGGATTCCACGAGCAGTGGAAGACCGCCCCAGCCTTCTGCACGCAGTCGAAGAGCACCAAGATCATCAACCTGCCGCCGACCGAGAAGATGCTGGCCGCTGGCCGCCGCACGCCCAAGTCGCCGAACCTGGGCGAAGCGTATCGACACTTCACCGGCACCGACCTGGTGGGCGCGCACAACGCCGCTGTCGACCTGGCGGCCTGCCGCACCGTGTACTACGGCATCAAGCGGCATCTCGCCACGGCGGCATGAACTGCCACGTTGCATTGGTCGTCACCGTCGCCGGCATGCTCATCTGCCTGGTGATCGGTGGCTACGCCCAATACCGCCTGCTCAAGAAGATGGCCGGTGACGCTGGGGAGGACAAGGAATGAATGAAGAACAGAAACAGACCGTGCGCGATGCCGTGGCCAGCGCACTGGGGAATGCCTATGATTGCCAGCGCGTATGGAGCGCCTGGGGCGTAGGCACGATGAGCTCAAACGACTTCAGCCTGGTGGCGGAGGACGACGAACGCCTCGATGACATCACCGACGCCGCGCTGGCGGCTATGCCGGCGCCGTTCCAGGCTCGCGTACAGCCGTGGATGCTGGAGTGCTTCGGCGTGGAAATCGCCGCCGACGCCCAGGAGCGCAATCACCGCTTCCTCGAGGAGGCTTTGGAACTGGTACAAGCCTGCGGCGCTACGGCAAGCGAGGCGCACCAACTGGTGGACTACGTTTATGGGCGGCCTGTTGGCGACAAGGCGCAGGAAGTCGGCGGCGTGATGGTGACGCTGGCCGCGCTGTGCCTCGCGCAAGGTCTGGACATGCATGCGGCCGGCGAGACCGAGCTTGCGCGCATCTGGACGAAGGTCGAGCAGATCCGCGCAAAGCAGGCCGCGAAGCCGAAGCACTCGCCGCTGCCCCAGTTCGCCCCCAATGAGGGTGGCAGTGTATTCCAGATCATCGACAACGCTATTGCTAGTGCCGAAGAGTACGATCCGGTGACGTCTGGTGGCGATCTGCGAATTGTTACGCTGCGCATGGATCAGGCCAAGAAGGTTCGCGATGCCTTAGGTGGGCAGCGCAGCAGCAAGGGCGACGATCAGGTTTGGTTAGCTAACAGCAAGGGGGTCAACGAGGGTGGCAGCGAGCAGAACGAAGAGATCCTGCGCCTCCACCGCGAGATGGCTGGTCTGCGTCAGATGCTGGAGGCGGAAACGCGCCGCGCCGATAGCGCTGTGGCCGTGTCCAATGCCACTCAGGATCAGCTAGCCGCCAAGAATAAGGGTGGCAGCGGCGAGGTGGTGGCGAGCGAGCGCGCCGCCGATCTGGAAGCCTACGGCATTGCGCAGGACATCGCCAAGCAGATGGGTTACGACACCCTATCTGCTGCGCTGTTCGACTTGCGCAAACGCCGCGCCGCCCCGCAACCGAGCGAATCGCCTGCCGCGCTGGCGGATGTCAAATACACGCAAGCTGATATGGAGCGTCTCGGGTTGGCCGTTGCTGATGCGCGGGAAAGGCGCATTCGGGGCGCGCTGACGGATGACGCATCGCAGGCCGGGAAGGGAGATAGCCAATGAGCCGCATCATCTGCCAATTCTCCTGCGGCGCGGCGTCTGCCGTGGCAACCAAGCTGGCGCTGGCCGAGCACACTGGGCGCGACGTGCAAATCGTCAATGCCTACCTGAAGAACGAGCACGAAGACAACCGACGCTTCCTGACGGACTGCCAGCAGTGGTTTGGCCGCCCCATCACCGTGCTGCGTGACGAGAAATTCGGCGCCGACATTATCCAGGTGTTTCGGCGTCGCCAGTTTATGAAGGGGCCGATGGGTGCGCCGTGCTCGCGGGAGCTGAAACGCAAGCTACTGGATGGCTGGAGCCAGCCGGGCGACGTGATCGTGCTGGGCTTTACGGCAGAGGAGCAGGGCCGATGGGATGACTTTGTCGAGCGCAATCCAGACCGCCCGGCCATCGCGCCGCTGATCGACAAGGGACTCGGCAAGGAAGACTGCAAGGCGATGGCGCAGCGCGCCGGCATCGAACTGCCGATGATGTACCGCCTCGGCTACGAGAACGCCAATTGCATCGGCTGCGTGAAGGGTGGTGAGGGTTATTTCCGCGCCATCCGCGAGGACTTCCCCGCCGAGTTCGAGGAACTGTGCCGGGTGCAGGACGAGATTGGCGAAGGCGCCTACCTGTTCCGCAACCGAAAGACGGGCGAACGCTATTCCCTGCGCGATATTCCGCCGGGGCCAGTGCGCCGCAACGAAGCCCTGCCGTCTTGCTCTTTCTTCTGCGAGATGGCCGAACAGGAGTATGCAGCATGACCAACCCCACCAAAACCCCCGACACCCGCGCAATGGGGGCGAGCGCGGTGCCGGATCTCGATCAACTTGCGCAGCAGTATCGGACTTGGGACGGTGCAAGCTACAGCTTCGACCATCAAGGATTCGCCCGCGCCCTTCTCGCCCAGCCGGCATCGCCCGCAGCCAGCACGCAGGAGGACGTGGCGGTGGCGTGCAAGCGCTGTGGCGGCTCAAGGCTTGTCGATGACGGCGAAATCACTGGTTCGGGCGGCGTCGAGTTTGAGAACGGCCCGGTGCGGTGTGTCAAAGATTGCCCAGATTGCGCTACCCCGCAACCGAGCGCCAAGGCGCTGACGGATGTGCAAATATGGGATATCGAGCGCGCTTGTACCATCGAGTCCAAGGTATCGGTAAATAAGTGGGATGGGCGAATCGAACAGTACGTTACGGAGGAGCAATACCGTTATCGTCTGAACACGTTGAAATTCGCCCGCGCACTCCTGGCCGCGCAGCCCAGCGAGGACAAGCGCGATGGCACAGACGCCGCACGCGACCTGCTGGCCGAGCGCCGACGCCAAGTGACGGCGGAAGGCTGGACGCCGGAGCATGACGACCAGCACGATGACAGTGAAATGGCGCTTGCGGCATCGTGGTACGCGGCATCGCCTTTCATTCGATATGAGCTGGACGAAAAGGGCCTTGGTTTCTGGCCTTGGGCGCAGGAATGGTGGAAGCCTGGGGACCGCCGGCGCGACTTGGTCAAGGCCGGCGCCCTGATCCTTGCCGAAATCGAGCGCCTGGACCGCGCCGCAATCGCCAAAGGAGAGGGGAAGTGAGCGCATCTACCGAGCATCCCCTGGCAGCCGGCTACTGGTGCGTGGTCTGCGGACGATTGCTCCCCGAGGAGGATGGCGTGGTCGTCCACGACGATATGCCCCATCCAAACACCATGACTTTCGATGAAGAGGGCCATCCGCAATGACCGCAACTATTCAGAGTTCCTTAACAGTTGCCCATCTCGAAAAGCTGATCACGACGGCGCGCAAGGACATGCGCAAGGCTAGCGAGCAACGTGCGGCCCTTGGTCCCGAGTGTTCGCGCGCTCGCATCACATCGGCAAACGCCAAGTACGCTAGGAACGCAGAGTACCTGGAGCGCCTGGAACAGAAACTGGAAGCAGCCAATGGAGCCAGCCATGACTGACAGCGCAGAGCGGCTGGAGCCGTGTCCGTTCTGCGGACAGCAGGCCGCTACGAAAACGAGCGACGACTGGCACGCCGCTGGCTGCACCACCTACATGGCGCCGGGTGTGCTGTGCTACGGGCAGGCCATCGCCCTGCAATACAAGACGGAAGCCGAAGCCATTGCGGCGTGGAACTACCGGGCACCCACGGAGACGCAAGATCCGTCGCCCGCAGTGCCGATGTTCTACGTGCAAGACACCCGCCAGTTCGTCGGCAACTGCGTGATGTGGTGGGGCAAGAACCACAGAGGCTACGTGTCGCGCCTCAACGAGGCGGGCAGGTACACGCTCGACGAGGCGTCGCGCATTTGCGAGCGCGACACCGACCGCATGTGGCCGTGCGAGCAAATCGACGTGCTGGCGCACCCGACCGTCGATATGCAGCACCTGCCGCGCAAGGTTGCAAAAGGAGAGACGAAGTGATCGCCCCTCGCAGCTCAATGATCAGCAGTCATCCTATGACCATCATCGTCACTATCGTGCCGCGGCCCGAGAACCTCACTGAGGCCGCTCACATCGCTAGGTCCCAGCCCGAACGCCTCTTCATACGGCGACGCGACGCAGAGCCGAAGAAATGCGCCGCAGGCAACGGTAATGGCGAGAACGGTAGTCATTGGTCGGCAATCGGATTTGGGCGTCGGGGCCAAACAGGCTACCAGCACCGACCAATTTCGAATGCAAAGAATAGTCAACAAAAAGCCGAGGTATTCGCATGATCCGCCGCGAATACAAGACTTTCGGCTTCTGCTGCGGCCTAGGCGGCGGCGCCAAGGGTTTCAAGAAGGCCGCTTCCCAGGTGGGCAACATGGTCGCCACCTGGAAGTGCATCGGCGGTATCGACGTCGACCCGGCCGCCGCGCGCGACTTCGAGCAGCTCGTGGGCGCGAAGTGCACGGTCATGGACCTGTTCACCCGCGCGATGTACACCGCGTTCCACGGCAAAGAGCCGCCGGCGGGCTGGCGCGAGGCCACGGCCGCCGACATTCGGCGTGCCGCTGGCGGCGAGCGGCCGAACTGCGTGTTCATCTCGTCGCCGTGCAAGGGCGCCTCCGGGCTGCTGTCCGAGGCGCTCAGCCGGACGCCGAAATACCAGGCGCTCAACGAGCTGACACTGCGCTGCGTCTGGCTGATGTGCGAGGCCTGGAAGGATGATCCGGTCGAACTGATCGTCTTCGAGAACGTGCCGCGGCTGGCCACGCGCGGCCGGCACCTGCTGGACCAGATCAACCAGATCCTGCGCCACTATGGCTATGCCGTAAACGAGACGACGCACGACTGCGGCGAGATCGGCGGGCTGGCCCAGAGCCGCAAGCGCTTCCTGCTGGTGGCCCGCCAGATGGAGAAGGTTCCGGCCTTCCTGTACGAGCCCGAGCTGCGCCGCCTGCAAGGCGTCGGTACCGTGCTGGGCCGCATGCCGCTGCCTGGCGACGCCACCGGTGGCCCGATGCACCGTGTGCCGTCGCTGCAGTGGAAGACCTGGGTGCGGCTGGCGTTTGTTGAGGCCGGCAGCGACTGGCGCAGCCTGAACAAGCTGGCGGTGGAAAACGGGCATCTCAGCGATTACCTGATCGTGCCCGAATATCGCGACGGCTACATGGGGGTGAATCGATGGGACGAGCCCAGCGGGACCGTCGCTGGTCGTAGTGGGCCGACGAACGGCACGTTTTCGGTCGCGGATCCGCGCGGCCCAGCCAACGCCGCTCAGTACCAGCAATACGGCGTGCTGCGCTGGGGCGAAACGTCTGGCGCCATCATCGGCGTCAAGTCGCCCGGCCAGGGCACCTTCAGCGTGGCCGACCCGCGCCACCCGGGCCCAGCCAAGCACAACAACGAATTCCGGATCGTGCCGTGGAACCAGGCGGCCGGCGCCGTTACCAGCGCCCACGGCACCGGGCAGTGCGTGCAGGACCCGCGCGCGTCGACTGGCTTCGAGGGCGCGGGCAAGTACCGCGTCACCGGCTTCGACGAGCCCGCCGGCACGGTCATCGCGCGCAGCGACACCGGCCAGGGTGCGTATGCCGTGGCCGACCCGCGCCCGGGCATGCGGCGCGAGCGCGGCGACCACTACCTGACAGGTGGGCACTACGGCGTGGTGGGCTGGGAGCAGCCCAGCGGCGCGGTCTCGGCAGCTGCAGGGCACGACAACGGCCGCTGGTCGGTCGCTGATCCGCGCCTGCCGGCCGCAAACGACAAGCTGGTCGCGATCATCCGCGCGCTGGACGGCACGTGGCACCGCCCTTTCACCACGCTGGAACTAGCTGCGCTGCAGTCGCTGATCGAGCCGGAGGAATACCTGGAACTGGACGGCCTGAGTGATCAGGCCTGGCGCGAGCGTATCGGCAACGCCGTGCCGCCGGATGCGGCGCGCGCGATCGCCGAAGTCATGGGCACCACCCTGCTGCTGGCTGAGGCTGGCGAGACGTTCATGCTGTCGGCCACGCCGGTGTGGGTGCGGCCGGTGGCGGTGGCGTTGTCGGTGGCGCAGCCTGCGGAGGCCGCGTGATGCGCGATCAGCTCCAAAACTCCATCGGCAGGAAGATTAATTCACCCGGCCTCGGCCTGCACCGCGGCGCGCGCAATCCGAAGCATGGCGACGTCCTTGCGGTATATGCCGGACGCAATCTCAGTCCCGACATCGAAACGCATGGCCATGGAGAGAGCTTCTGGCTCCTGCCGCGCCAGGACTGCCCTCAAAATTTCCACCGTATCACCGACCGCTCGGATGATCTCTATCGAGTCGATTTCGTGCAGGGGAATCGCACAAAGCTTCTCATACGCGTATTTCACTCGCTGATGATTGAGGGTTGCGAACTGTGCAAATGCTCCCTCGAAGTCTTCCGGTATCGGCTGGTCGCCACCCACGGCATCGAGCGCGAGATCGAGCATGGCAACAATTGCGCTGCGACGCGCCCTCTTCGCAAGGCCGGCCTGGTAGTGGATGAACCACGCACCCGCTCCAATCGCACCGATCGATCCAACGGCCTGAACCCAAGCAGCAATGTCGCCGGACTTAACCCCGCAGAGCGATGCAATGTATCCACCGGACGCGAGAACCGCCACACCAACAAGCCCGTAGCTCGCAATTCCCAACGTCTTCTCGCTCATCTTTCGACCCGTCAAAATATATTCCGGGGGATCCTAGCATGACCAAAGAACGCCCCATCCTCTTCAGCGGCGCCATGGTGCGCGCCATCCTCGATGGCCGGAAAACACAGACGCGGCGCGTCATGAGCGAGCGCCATCGCTACCACTTCATCGAAGCCAGCGGCGATCTGACGCTATGCCCCTACGGCCAGCCCGGCGACCGCCTTTACGTGCGCGAGGCCTGGGCACAGCCGGTCCCGTTGGACCCGGGCCCAACGTTCTACCGCGCCGACTACCCGGACAACGTGCTCGGCAAGTACGAGAACTTGCCGCCGGCCGTGGCCATCACCTGGAAGCCCAGCATCCACATGCCGCGCGCGCTGTCGCGGATCCTGCTGGAGATCACCGCGGTGCGCATCGAGCGCCTGAGGCAGATCAGCCTAGACGATTGCCTTGCTGAAGGCATCGACACAGAGGGACCTGACTACAGCGAGGGGGAGAACTATTCGAACGCTGGCTCGCCGGTCTCTGCCGAGCGCTGGGCATTCTCGACGCTATGGAACTCCACCGGCGGCGACTGGGAAGCTAACCCTTGGGTGTGGGTGGTCGAGTTCAGGCGGGCTACTTCGTGATGTGCTTGGCCCACTCCAACCAGCCCAGGGACTGCGCCGCGCTGACAACGATGCCAAAGGCGGTCACGCCCGCTGCGACCATTGCCCATTTCGCCGATCTCCGAGACGCCTCGGCCGACGCACGAGCAATCGCTACAGAGGCGGCCGAGATTTGCAGACCCTTCTCTGCCTCCCGCCGCCTGGCTTCCTCGACGTCTTCAGCCCGACGCAAGTTGCAATCGTGCAGATATTCGCGCGCCCACGCCGCTTGGGGCGCAGTCCATCCACCTTCCTCCAGATGCGCCCTTACCCAGGCCTCGCCCTTACTGGAGAAGATCTCCATGAAATCTTGCTTGAGGCTACGTTCGAACATCCCTATTCACTCGAGTTTTCAAGGAATCGTAGCATGAAGCACCTGACCACCCAAACGCTCGACGGCGAGGCCGGCGCCATCCTCTCTGACTGCGAGCAGTACCGCTACCGCCTCTGGCGCGAGTGGGATCGCAGCCGCCCGGCTCTGGGCTTCATCATGCTCAACCCGTCGACCGCCGACCACCAGGTCAACGACCCGACGATCACCCGCTGCCTGCAGCGCGCGCTTGCCGGCCGCTACGGCCGCCTCGATGTGGTGAATCTGTACCCGCTGCGGTCGACGGACCCTGACGGCCTGCTGGCCCACCCGGCACCGCTGGGCCGCGAGGACACAGCCAACTGCTCAATCATGGACGCGCTGGACCGCTGCTCGCTGGTGATCTGCGCCTGGGGCGCGCACAAGGCGGCGCCAGCGCGCGCAGCAGAGGTGCTGCGCATCGTCCGGTTGTGCGGCCGCGGCGCCCTGCTCCATCACCTCGGGCTGAACCAGGACGGCAGCCCAAAGCATCCCCTCTATATCGCGGCGAAGGTGCGGCCGCAGCCCTTTACCCCGTTGCCCTTCCGGGAAAACAGATTAGCAACCACGTGCGTAAATGACATTTACCAATCTGATGGGTGAAACGAGAATGACCGAAAAACAAGAGAAGGCAATCAAGCGTGCGGCCGAGCTGATGGACCAACTGGCCAGCGACATGGACGAAACGTTCATGCGGGGCCGGCGCTGGGAAGGCAGCGAAGCCCAGAAGGCGGATCGCGACGAGTACCGCACGCTCGCAGCCAGCCTCAGAGCCGTATTCGAAGGCAAATGAACGACGCAGCAAAACGAATCATCGAGTTGACCCGCCTGGCTTGGCGGATTGGAGAACAAAATGAATGAGTCGGACCTGATCGAGCGCCTGGCTGCCGCAGTGGCCGCCCAGGTGAAGCCCAGCCTGCCCCTGGCCGTCCAATTGTGGAACCTGGAAATGATCGGCGCCTACTTGCAGCGCTCGCCGCGCGTCGTGGGCGAGCGCATTGTTACCCTGCCAGATTTCCCCAAAGCCATCCGCTTGCCAGCCGCCCGCGCGAAGAAGGCGGGGGGCGAAGAGGAAAAGGACAAAGGCAAGAGCCTGCCGCTCTGGAAGGCGTCGGAGGTGATCGCCTGGACAGAGGGGCACCGCGACAAGGTCGTCGGGCGCCCGCGCCGGACCGACTAACCGAGGATGGCGGCAATGTCTGCCGCCGACTCGTTGTAGTAGGTCATCAACTCGTTAAGGTCCGTGTGCCCGGTCATCCGGGCCAGGGCCAGCGGCTGCAGCTTCTTCGCCAGGCGCGTGATCGCCTCGTGCCGAGTGTCGTGGAATGTCAGGTTTTTGAGTCCTGACCGATCGCGCCCCTTCCTGAACAGCGCATCCCTGCTCTTGTCCGATAGATTGAACAGCGGCTCGCCGGCCTCCACCGCTGGCAGCAGCTCGAGCAGTTCAATCGCCCGCGAGGACAAGGGAACATCGCGCGCGCCGCCGTTCTTGGTCAACGGCAGATGCGCCACCTTGGCCACCTTGTCGACCGTCAGGCTGGTGAGCCCCAATATCTCGCCAGACCGCATCGCCGTCTCGATGGCGAACAGGAAGGCGACAGCCACGCGCTGCACCGGCAACTCGACCGGCAGACCCTCTCGGAACCCCAGCGACTGGACAATCAGCCCTGCCTCGGCATCCGTGATGCGCCGCTCGCGCGGCGGGCTATCCGGCGGCCGGCTGACCGTCTTCATTGGATCGGTCAGAAGCAGGCCCCACTCGTCGCGCGCCACCTTCAGGGCATGCGACAGCAGCGACATCTCCCGCGACACCGAAGACCCCGCCACCTCCCTCTCCCGGGCGTCGCGCCACGCGGTGATGTGATGAGGCTTGAGGTCCATCAGGCGGATATCGCGGAAGGGCTTGCCCTCGACCTCCTTCCGGCCGATTAGCTCGAGCCGCAGGAGCTCCCATCGGCTGCCACGCTTCTTCGGGCTGACGTCCTTTTGGTACTTGTCCAGGACATCGCCGACCGTGTGGGTCTTGCTTCCCATCCCGGCGTCGATCGAGCGCATTTCCGTCTCACGCTTGGCCGCCCAGGCCTGCGCCTCGGCCTTCGTGTCAAACATGCGGGAATCGCGTACGCCCTTCACCTTCACCTGCGCGCGCCAGCCTGTTGCGGACTTCGTAAAGTGTGCCAT